GTTGTGGATGATTTCTATAACCCCTATACCAATCTCTGCATGCTAACAGGTGGTGCTGGTAACAAACATGTTTCCAATTAAAGTTTTTAACATAATAGTCTAAATTAGTGCCCCATTCCTGTGTAGAAATAAGTATTACTGTACTTTTCCAATCACGTAGAGTGTTAGCCCAATACCAAAGCCATTTGCTTCTTGACCAAACGGGTTCCTGGTCATATAATAACAGTACTACTTTTGGATATTCATGTACTGTATTAATTACGCAATGTTTTGGATCTTCACTCCCGTAGGGAAACTGGTATACTACAGCAGGATCTAAATGGCTGTATTGTGATAAGAACCAATCAGAAATAGTTGGATAGAAAGTCTCTAAATTATACATGTATGACGTTTTTTATAAGGGAAAGCAACCAGGTGTTTTTGCACATGAGCAGCCTGCTGATAGTTTGCAAAGAGCTCAAAATTTAAGTAGGACTGAATACTTCTGGTACTTATCGGGTGATAATGACTACAAAAATTTTAATTTTAGTTTCCAGCCTCCGTATTGGGAACACAATCATGTATTTGTCTGGCCCAGTCAATGGCAGCAGGATGGCCAAGTTTATTTAGCATACAAATATGAACTAGGACCAACACATTACATGACAGATCAGAGTGTCGTTACTACTCGTTGCGACGTGGATATATTTGTTGTTGATACTAATAATAAAAATAAAATACTTAGTTTTAAAACTGTAAAATCAAAACATGATCATGCCCAGATGATTAGAGCAATGGGAAACTGGGCAAGCATAATAGAAAAATGTTGTAACAAGAGTTCATGTGAATACATCTGGGTCGTGAGTAGCGATTATGACTACACAGATTTTGATTTCACTTGGTATCCAGATCCTAGCCAAAGAACAATGTTTCATATCTTTGGAACTCCACACCAGAAGTGGGCAAATGTGTTTAGAGTACATAGAGAAGAATTCCTTAATCAGTGTGTTTGGCATTCAGATATTAAACAATTTCCACTACTCAATTTCGTAAATTATCAGAAAGTAAAACTCTGGAGTGATAATCGTGAAATAGTATATGTAGACTTTGGTAATGGATATAAGTTTACACCTGATCTAGATCATAAAACAACTAGATTTTTCAGTACCTGGTTAGAAACTCTGGGAAGAATATGCGAGCGTACAGATAGCGAGTATATATGGGTTACGAGTAGCACTTGTGATTACACTAACTTTGATTTTGGCTGGGAACCGGAACCCTGGCAGAAGGATATGCTACATGTATTCCCTAGCTGTAATCAGCGTGAGGGTGATACATTTTTAGTCCCTGTGGAGCGTTTTAAGAGTCAACACAGTACCCTAAAAGTTTTAGGGTGGTTTGATACTATAAACTACGTAGAGGATGTTACAGTCCCTTATAGACCCTGGCCCACAGTTAATGCACTACATGAAGTTACACAGTCATATAGTTGGATATTGAATACAGACACTAAATCTTTGGACTATGTTCCTAGTTTTTGGAAAAAACCCGATCTGCACGTCTTTACACAGAGCGGTAGCGTACTACTAGTGCCTAGGGACTGTAAACAGCATTTTTCTACTCAATTCTATGACTACCCATACATATTGCGTCATAATGACTATAATATAGAAGAAAAACTACTAGATGTTGTGTATCTTAGTAATGGTGAAAAAAACGCCGATAAAAACTGGTTTCTACTCAAGTGTATGTGCCCTAGAGCCAAGCGCATAGATGGTGTAACGGGTAGAGCAGAAGCATATAAGGCCTGTGCAGAGATCAGTGAGACACCCTGGTTCTTTAACGTATTTGCTAAGTGTATTGTAGAACCTGACTTTAATTTTAACTGGCAACCAGATTGGCTGCAAGGCCCCAAGCATTGGATATTCCACAGTCGTAATCCTGTTAATGGATTAGAGTATGGACACATGGGTATTATTGCGTACCACAAACAAATGGTATTGGATGCTACTGAATGGGGGCTAGACTTTACGCTAAGTGCTAGACACGGAGTTGTTCCTGTAATAGCAAGTACAGCAGACTTTAACACCACGCCATATGAAACTTGGCGTACAGCCTTCCGCGAATGTGTAAAACTTACTCAACAGTCAGACATTGAAAGTCGTTATAGACTAGAGCAATGGACTACAGTTGGTAATGGAGAGAATGGTAAGTGGAGTGTACGAGGTGCTGAGGATGCTGTCAAGTATGTTGAAGATGGAAATGATCTACAGCAAACTTTCGAGTGGGCTTTCCTCAAAGAATTCTTTGACAGCCATTATAACAGCTAACAGTTCTTCATCAGTCATATAAGGATCACAGGGTAATTGTAGAAATCTTTTACAGTTTTTGGATGCCTGGTCAAATTCGTATATTGGATGTTCATAGGCACGTTTGGTCTCTATATGTTTGTGAGATAGGTATTTTTGTAGGTCAGCCCGCATAGTTGTTTCAATAATAAACTTGCTTATCTGTCCATCTAGTTGAGTGACACAATTTACAAGATGTCCTAAATGTGTGTAATAATCTCTAGCAATCTCCTGTCTACGCTCTTGCCAAAGAGGAAAGTAATCTAACTTAACACACATTTCAGCACACTCACGTTCACTCATTATGCTGTTGCCGCCCGTGTGTCCATTTACTATTTGATGTCTGCGTAAAAGTTTTACATTGTCTATAACACGTTTGTCGTTGCTAACAACTGCACCGCCATTGCCAAAGTTAGGTAGACTTTTTGTAGGATCAAAACTATATGTTGCAATATTGGATTGAAGCCTTGCTCCAAAATGTTGAGCTCCATCTTCTATTACAAATAAGTTATCAGGTAGAGGTTCAGAGTTACCAAATAACCCAACCCATACAGCACAATCAACACTGTTTGGAATTAAATCCCAATTTAATAGAGCATTATTCTTTACATCTACCAAATAAGGTATGCATCCAGCTCTTAAAATAGAATTTTTAGTAGCAATAAAAGTTTGAGCAGGCATGCCAACAAGTCCTGTAGTGTTACTAGATACTAACGCATACAACAGAGCGTCGCTTCCACTTCCTACTACACATGCGTAGTTTGCTCCAGATACTTTTGCTATTCTGCTTTCAAACTCCAGTGTATATTCACCCATCATGACACGACCTGATTTTAGAACCAGGTCGTTAGCTTTTATTAAAGCAGTATTTAATTCTTTATTAAGTCTGTTTAGGTTGTGTAGGTGGATCATCTGAATCTACCTTTTTGCTTTCTTTTTCTTTATTGTCTTTCTGGATTTGTTTCTGTAGTTTATCCATCAGTTGCTCGTCTAAATCTTTTAAATTAATAGTTTCTGTTTCTAAAACATTTAATGCAGCTCGTCCTGAAATCTTTTTGGATCTTGCAAGTTGAGCAGCATGAATAACCAATTCCAACCTGTTAGTTTCATTTTCATACTTGGTTAATATCTTTTCAATATTAGCAAATGATTTATCGCCGCCCATTATTTTCTCCTATGTTCTGCTTGCCAACGCAATACCCAAAGCATCATTTCTTCCGGGTCTTCAAATGTCATAACTGCATGTTTCTCATAGTTAGTAGTTAGCACTGTAAAGTACCAACCCCAACGACGGTTGCAATGTTCTGCTGCCCATTGCATGCTCTGGTAATTTACGCCATCACACTCTAGTGTAACCTGATGTTCGTATACTTTCGAGTAACCGCAACCCTGTGGGTATGAATGTGTAGGTACCCAGTTATGTTTTATGACCATTCAAACATTTCGTCTGCAAGTGGGAACACATCTGCAATAACCTTAGCACAAGCATGAGCAATCTCCATGTGTTCCTTTTGAGTACCATTATCACCACGTAGTTCAATATAGTGTACCCAACTACGTAGTGTGCCGTTCATGTATAACCGAGAAACGGTCAGTCCTTCCGGGAGAACAGCACGAGCCTGTTCTTTTGCAATACCATTTTCAATAGCAAATTGATATGCTCTATTGGCATATTCAATTACATCTCTCTGATACTCTTCCCAGTCAACAGCCAGCTGCTGATTATCGTTCTCGATACTGTTTTGACGATTTGTAGTATCCTGCAAACGTGCTTCACGAATAACAAACTCTAGATCCTTTGTGGGATCAGCATAGCGTTGGCTAAACTCCTGGAAACTGAAACTCCTGTGACGTAGGATCTGCCTTGCTATATCACGAGTAGTTTCAATCTCCATACAAGCACTGACCATTTCTAGGGGACTCCAGTGCTTGTGTTTGATCAGATATTTAATGAGCTTTGCACTAGTCTCCATGTTTAACTGTCCACTAGGGTTGCTGACTCTAGCACAGAACGCAATAAGGTCCTGCACATCTGCATCAGCAAGATCGTGTTCAGTTAAAAACTCTGGACTGGCTTGGCTAAAACTAACCAGGCTTACCTTCATTAGGCAGCAGCCTTCTTAGGACGACCGCGCTTCTTAGGAGCAGGTGCTGGAGCAACACTTGGATCAAGTGCAGTTGCTTCTTCAGTAAGACGTGCAACTTCTGCCTGTAGTCCTGCAATCTGTGACTCCATTTGTGCTGCCTGCTTCATCATGTCTGCGGCAATATCTGAATCAGTTAGTACACCTGCAGGTGCAGTTGCAGCATATGCTGTATCGCTTACAGTCTTTGCAGGATCTGCCATACCAGCCTGTGCATCAATCTCTGCCATACGCTTGGCAGCATCTGCGCCTGATTCCACTTCCTTAATGATCTTGTTGATCTCATCAAGGCGTGCACCCTGCTGATTAGGAACTGGTGTCATAATAACGTCCTGACACCGTACCTTCTTCATCCAGCGTTCGCGGTGAGCGGCTACTAGTAGATTGCGGCCGTCAGCACCAACATAACGTTGCATGGCTTCGCCTAAATTGCTTGCAGTTTGTCCTGCGTTACTTTCAATACACTTCATAAGATCGTTATGATATGCTGATTGTAGCTGACCTGGATAGATTACCAAGCACATATGTTCCTCGTTGGGTACTTCTCTAAAGACAACAGCGACTCTTTGTTCACCATGTCTACCTACATGTTTAAGCATCTGAATCACCTTCTTCGTTTTCTACTTTTTCAGCAGTATCTGAATCACCTTCTTCGTTTTCTACTTTTTCAGCATCATGTGCTACTGCATCTTCCTGAGTTTGATTAGCAATCACACCATTTTCTTTAAGGAATAGTACTAAATTATTATATAATTTACCTACTAATTCCATCTCATTAGTTTTAATGGCACCTCGATTACTCACTACTTCAAGAATATTAACCATTAACGTAAGATCCTGAATGCTTAGGGTCTGCTGTTGTGGCTTAACTTCATGAACAGTGTTTTCTTCATTGGTCTCTTCAACTGGTTCTTCGATTGACATATAAATATCTCCTTTAACTAAGTACTATTATATGGATTTATAATTATGAAATCAACTTTTTTGTCTATATTAATTTCAATTATCTTGACTTCTTCAGTATGGGCGCAAGGTAATGATAAGAACGTGTTATATCAGGGCCTTAAAACTATTACGACCTGCCAGGCTACATTTAAAATAGCAGCATATTATGCAGGTATTTATTATATGTTTAAAGAGAGTGTAGAAAATATGACCACTGATAGCTCTTTAATAGAAATGTTAAAAGAGGATTGGTTAGAAGCAGAGAAGATTTCAATTATGCTACAGCGATCGTTACAACCTTATATTTCCAATATAAATCAGGATGTAATTAGTTTATATAATGATATTTCTATGGGCCTGTTAATTAACGGATTAGATGCAAGTGACGATAAAGAACTAAGACAGCATGTTCAAAACTTATTTAGACTAAGTAAAGACTGCAAAACGCATATAGAAACTATTTCTGAATCACTAAAAAATTAATTGGTTTAGGTTTTTGTACCCTCATAATAAGCCCAGTTGCCAAACGCTGGCTTAATAGTATCTGGGCCATGGATAATAAACACTGTGTCGCAGTAGAACTCATCGCCCCATGAACCCATTGGGTACCCATCTGTAAACATCACAAAGCGATTGGGTTGAATATCTTCATGCTTCATGAAGTCCCAATTGCACATGAAGTCAGTACCACCTCCTCCCATAGGCTGATAGTTCATAATCTCGTCGAGATTATTGGCATCAAACTCAGCATAGTTATAAACCTTAGTATCAAAGCACCAAAGTTTAATTTTAAAGTCTGTGTACATGTTCATAATAGCCTTGAACTCGCTAAAGAAGTCACGTGCCTGGTGGTCACCAATTGAACCACTCATGTCCATGCCAATAGCAATGTCAATAGTCTGCTCGGGGATCATACCAGGCAGCAGGAAGTCACTGCCCCAGCTCTTACGGCTACGACGCATAAAACTATAATCGCTCTTGATTGAGCTTTCAATGCTCATCGCAAGCAGGCTGCGCCAGTCCATCTTGGGCTCGGTAAGATCCTTAACAAGGCGAGCAACACCCCCAGGAAGGTTACCAGCACCACCACCCAGCTTGGCGCTATTAATAAGAGCTTCCTTGATCTCATCACGGATCTTCTTGCGCTCTTCGTCAGAATAAGTGGGCTTACCCGAGCTCTTGAGGTTACCGTTCTCATCCTCTTCAGGCTTCCCACCAGAGCTGTTATCATCGTCGCTTTCAAGATGCTCGTCCAGTAACATATCAATAAGCTGATCCATGTCAATCTTATCAGCGTTCTCATAGAGGTCATCATAGATTTCCTCCATGCTCATGTCGTAGTATTTCGAATCATGCAGAGCAGGCACGGTGGTAATAAGTGTACCAATACCACTCTTAACAAGGTCACCGTTTACAGCATAGTCAGCTGCAATATTAGCAATCTGGGCGTTATGCTTGTTATCCTTACTACGCCCTAGATGCTCATAAACATTGTGCAAAACCTCATGCCCGAAGAGAAACTCTACCTCTTTGGTCTTTAGCATGTTGATGAACTTGCTATTGTAATAGAAGTAACGACCGTCTGTAGCCGCTGTAGGGCACCAGTCGTCTGCATTAACCAGTGGTAACCGGGTTGCCATATTCCCAAACCATGGTGCCCTAATAAGCAAGCCTACTCGAGCTGTAGTGAGCTTCTCACGAGCCTCATAGTCCTCGCTAGGAACAGTCTCAAACCCTACTGGGATTTCTACGTTTTTCTTGTTTGCAGTGGTAGTAGGCATGCAGTTCACTCCTTTTATATGTTTATATTAACACACAAATAGTGTCTGTCAACCGTTTTTACCCATAAAAACTACTGGAAATTCAGCATATTTTGCCCTGCGTGTTTCGCTAGGTCCTCGACCATGACGCATCCCTACTGCGTAACCGTTTTCTAGTTCTACCCAGTAGTGCACATCTTTTTGTTCACCTGGCCAGCCGCTATTGCTAGCATTACGAACTACTATCTTTTGGTCACCAAATTTGCGAGCAGGGATATTCCTATCCTCATATTTCTGCATCTTCCACCAAATTGCGAAGTCCTCAGAGAGAGTTAATTCTTGCATCATCGTTATTCTTTGTTACCGTTTGATCGTATTGTGGAGGTCTTGTTAAGTTGGTATTGCCACATCCCAAGGTGCAATACTTTTCCGACGTGCACCCTGGTAGCCAGACTGCTACCAGGGTTACGAGGAGGAGCCACTTTACTATTAGAATTCTGAAGCCTTAACAACATACTTGCCAAACCGGTCAAAGAACTCCTTAAAGTGAGTAAGCTTGTTGGGTTGAAAGGGCAAGCTATAGTTGGCGATTGCTGTACGGGCACCCATAACAGTCATCTCCGTGGGGAAGAAATCCATCATGAACCGGAAGAAGTTGTCAGCCATCTCGTGCCACCGCTTACTGTCCTTCTTACCAAAGTCATCGTAGGCATTCTTGAGCTCGTAGCACATGCCAATAGTCAGGGCATACTGGGCGCTGATTTCCTTAATCTTGAGCTCCTTAACCTTACCAGCAAGGATATCCTTGGGGTGCGGCATGTCCTTGGCAACCTTACGGTGCGCCATGAACTTAATCGCAACACCCTCACCCACGCAACCGCTGACCAGGTCAGTAAGTTCGCTATCAGAGATCGTATCGTCCTCCAGGAAGCGGCTGACATAAGTCCAGCTACGCGGTGTAGCAAACGAGCGGCCGCTAGCGCGAGGATCAAAGTCCATGAGATCCTGCTTGGCGAAGCTGATATAACCCACCACATCCTCGCTGATCTGGTTGTTAACAGCCCAGTTCAGCCAGCTTTCATAGTCCGCACGGACTTCAAGGTGGACGAAGCGGTTAGCCAGCGGAGTGGGCATACGGTAGGTAACGCCCTTGTCGCTCTCACGGTTACCTGCGGCAACAATCACCACATTCTCGGGCAACTTATAAGTGCCAATGCGACGGTTGAGGATCAGCTGGTAGGCAGCAGCCTGCACCGCAGGAGCAGCCGCGTTCATTTCATCCAGGAACAGGATGACAGTATCATACTCAGCAGCCATCTCTTCGCTGGGCAGATCCACTGGAGGTGCCCAGAGCATGTTATCCTGCTTCTTGCTAAGGAAGGGCATGCCACGCAGGTCTGTAGGCTCCATGAGCGCAACACGGATATCTACCAGTGTAGCATTGCCCAGGATACCCTTGTTAGCAATACCAGCCATAAGCTCGCTCTTACCTACACCCGGAGGCCCCCAGAGGAAAACCGGAAGTTTATTGCGGAAAGCACGAACGATACGATTCTCGGCTTCTGCAAGAGTAACAGTACGGGCACTAACAATGTCTGCCATTTCTTTCTCCTTGTTTAACTAATATCTAAACATAACACATTTGTGCTATGTGTCAACCGTTTTACATTGTTAAACGTAACCACATCACCCATGGAAAAAATAGACATCCTGTCAACCCAGTTCGCTTAACTGACCTACAGTGACTCTATCGTCTACGAACCCAGTGCCGTCGTGGCCCCAGTTCGTGTCAAACCATGAGAGCTCAACTGTATTGAACCGTGCGAGCTCTTCTTTAGCGGCAGCAAAAGCTTCTTCCATAGGAAGGGTCTCAGACCTCACTATCTTGGACTGCCCTTTTTGCACCATCCAAGTATTATCGTGGCCTTTTGCTACTGGGCCCTTAGCAATGTGAACTCTCCACTCTTTCGGCTCCCAAACTCGAAGGGTGTACATGATAGCCATATCTACTCTCCTCATTTCCAACTTATGTTTTATAATAGCACGACTACCCAGATAGTCAACCATTTTTTTATGCTATGCTTCCATAGAGGCCATGCCGTTTTGTTGCATACCTTGCTCTGTAAATTGCACCTCATAGCCAAGTGCTTTGCTAATTGCGGCCTCAAAGCCACTGTCTGTGTAGATCTCCCACGTTGTATCGTGTACTACGTCGATCATCTTGTAGTCCTCATCCTCGTGTACAGCGATGTCTGAGACTGTAACAGTTTGCGGACCCTCATAGTCCCAAATGCTGTCGCCTGCTAGTGTAACGGTGAACGGAAAAGTAATGTTTTGCATAGTTTGCTCTCCTCATTTCCAACTTATGCTTTATAATAGCACGACTACCCAGATAGTCAACCATTTTGGCTACAAAAAATGGTGTTTTAATAACCTATTGAAAAATAAGGAAATAAAAATCGCAGATTTCTGCGGTTGTTTTTTCTTAGAATTTGCATACTATTGCTAAATTTAGTGCCCTCTACCAACGTAACTACTATTGTTTCTATACCAGCGATCCGAATCTTTGGTGTCAGTATAAAACATAATAAAACTACCCGCATCGCAATCATTGACAAATCTGATATCAGCACCAGCACTAGTCCAACGTATACTCCAGTTGATGTCTTGTTTTCCGTAAAGATCAAGCATTATTTTTAGTAAGTTTTCTCTGATAGTTTTTGTTGTTAGATAACCAAAGTCATCAAACCATATATTAACTAAATAACGCCACTTGCTGTCATAAATTGACTTTATATAGTTAAGTTCAAATTTTGTATCCATCTAAGAACCTCTGAAAATCACCATGCAGCGTGGCCCAAAAATAAGTTTGCTCATCAAAGAGAGTTACAACAGGCCACCTTCCTATTCTAACATAATATGGCACATTCAAATGTTTATCTAGATCTAATAGGAACTTATAGTTTACATCTATATGACTGTCTTTGTTCCATAATTGTAACTCATAGGTTTTGAGTTGCAGATCCTCTACTAAACACTTATAACCTAAATCAGTAAGTCTAAGCCCGCCAGTCTCTCTTACATTTTTCCAAAAGAATACCATCTCGGTACCTTTGGGTATTCGAGTGTGTTCAGCGTTTTTTAAAAAAATATCTGTATATTGTTTCTTACTTGGCATCTTCTTTATAAACTATCTCGCCTGTACCTAGTAAGATAACAGTAAAGTCAGCAGTCTGAAACTGGTGATTTAGTTTTTTACAAAGATTTATAGCATGACCTGGATTACTAAAGTTAACCTTTTTGTACTTTGGACCAGGATAGTTTATAAGTAGATTTCCGCTTTTTAGATTGATAGGACTATCTTGATAGAATACGCTCCATACACCTTCACTAGCAAGCACTTGCTCTACTTTATAGGATTCTTTATCTACTTTTTCTAACAGAACATTAGGCTTAGGTCTGCTCATTTGATTTTCCTGACTAATAACGTATTATTATTTATCAGAAAAATAGTACCATATTTTAAAAGTCTGGTGACTTGATTTCCACTGTGACCTCATTTCCTGCCCTTTCTTGTATCACTAGGGCCTGTAATTCAGTAATATATGTTAACAATCGCTTATAATCGTTTACTAACTTAATAGAGTCAGCCTTACTAATAACCAATTGATCCGCTTTATTGTTAGTACACTTAGTAATAAAGGTGTCCAAGTTAATTAGAGAGGGTAGCCTTGCCATTAAGATTTTGCCTTAATCTGTTCTAGCATTTCCAATTTATCTTTGAATGGGCCTATGAATTCATTTCTACTCAGTGTGATTAGCTTGGGACAGTATGCTCTTACCCATCCATTGTCAAAGTGTATGCCATAGTAACCAGCACAATAAAAGCTCTGGCTTTTTTCAGTTTTAGTGTACAATGGTAGTTTACGCTTTAGATCAAAAATATCATTATATGGTTTAGTCTTACAAGGAAATCCATGTACATCAAACTCTTTAGATTTACTTTTATTTTCTAGCTGTTTAGACTGTTCAAAGTTGATGTCCAGCTTTTCAAGCAAACTGTTTAGATCTGGATACCGTGCATTTTTATCCTGGACTGTTAGGACATATTCTTTGCCTAGTCGTAAGGTGCCTACCTTCTGACCATTACGTTCTATAATCCAGAACTTATTATTAACTATGGGTATTGCTTGTAGCATTGTATCCACTTTGTAACCACTCTGCATATTTTGTAACATCTTCAGCAATCCTATTCAGTTCATATTTGCCGCAGAACTTGAGGAACTTAGCACCAACCATCTTGTTAGTTTTAGTATCCATTTGTTCACGGATTGTGTTATCAACAAAATCTTTAATCTCAGTAGGTTGAGCAGTAAGATCCACTAGTGTGCGATTACGCTCATAATCATCTAGTACACGATGTTCCTCACCGTTGTGATCTGTCCAACGCTGTAGCATCATATTATTCCAGTTGTAGCCTTTGCTAGCACGATCTTCAAATGCTTCCAGCAAACCAACCTTGTTCTTAGTGCCTTTTTTACGTACACCAGGATAAGCACTGAATACATTGTCAGTGCTATCACCACGCATACACTTTTCAAACAACAGCCACTCAGGATTAGGCACTTCCTTAGGCTCGCCTGTCTTTTTGTCCTTTACAGGCTTACCGTAATCATCAAACACACCTTCAATAGTAATCATGTGATTTTGGATACCGTTGTATTGACGAACGTTCTCACTAACTAGCTGAACAAAGTCAGTATCACTGCTAACAATTACATGATTATCGTTAGGATGCATATCAATCCAACGTGCAATAATATCATCTGCTTCTGCAACCTCGCATCGTAAGACACTGCAATTTGAACTATCTTTAAGGAATGTAGTAAGCTCGTCGTATGTTTCCCAGAACAGATTATCTTCTTCCTGCTCTGCTTCTGTAAGAGCTTCATACTTTACCTTACGGTTCTTTTTGTAAGGTTCATAATAGTCTTTACGCCAACTCCTGCCCTCGAGTGCAAATACCACATGATCAGCTTCTGCTATACGCCATGCTTTGTTTACTGCGCTCATAGTTACATGCATAGCAAAACCCAAGCGGGTCCATTGATCTGCCGCTCGATGAGCTGCATGCCTTGCCCTAAAAAAAGTGTTTGCTGTATCTACTAGCAAATATGTAGTCATTTTTTTACTCGCAAAGTTCTATTAATGTTAGCTGATCTAACAGTTACTATACTACTACTGTTTGTCGTATCTGTCAACCTGTGTAATAAAAACTTTGCCCAGGCAATATGAGCATCTTTTCCGTAATGTGATACATCATCCTGTAATTTGTATCCCTGATTCTTACACCAGTTCCAATATGTTCCTTCCGATGAGTATGGATCCAAATAACAGCCATGCCAATCCAATTCAGGAACTTTGTGGAAGTGGGCGTAACTGTTAAAAAACAAGTGCTTAATATTTCTGGAGTCTAGGTGTTTGTGTAACTCATATATTTTATCGTGCCACTCTAATGACTTACTGTAAATATTGTTGCGAGTTTGCTCAGTCACCCATTGTTTGTATTGTTCTTCAAGTTCTCTAGGAACCATATCAGTGCCACTGCCATTTACTTGGTAGTAGTTGTCATTGTACAGCCATTCCTCACGTTCCCATGTACTCCAGCCAATTACAACAATTAACTCACCGCCCAGTTTCTTATTGAGGAATTCGTTGGTTTTTCTAAGTATACGAGAGTTACTACTAGCACTTATTGCTTCGCAAAAAAATTCAGCATTCAATATTTTTGCTAGGACATAACCATAACTTAGTTGTAAACATTTAGGATGAGCTAGCTCTCCTAGATGACTATACTCAGGATCATCATTAGCAAAGCAATAATTTTTGTATGTTGCCGCACCAGCAGTGTGACTATCACCGTTTAGATATATTTTCATAGATTGTTTGCGTGTTTGAACACTCTCCACCAACACCAGTCAGTTAGAAGTGTAAGGATAACCAGTCCCATGGGACTTAATAGAGAACCAAAAATCATACCTGTTATAAGCCAACTCATGCCCATTGTATTGAGATAGTTCCTTGCTACTTGACGAGGTACAGCTCGGATCATCTGTACTCAGTCCTGCCATCACCTAAGTCGTTACGAGTAACCATAGCTTGATCTTTTTCGTAGCTTTCCATAACTACGTGTCGGCATACATCCTGGAACCAACGATCTACCATATCGTTTTCATTCTCGTCACGGTAACCTTTTTTCCAAAGTAGTTTAATAAAAGGTTCGTTCCAGTCTAATTCAAAAGCACCATTACCAGGATTTTCCTGATCAACTTCTACACTAAGGACACTAACCCATGGTTCACCCTTTTCTGTAGCGATTTCCTTATCTGATTTCTTGGGTGCCCGTGGCTTAGGTTCCTCAACCCGTTTAGCTTTACCTAAACCCATAGCACGTTTTGCGTCGTCTAGTATTCCCATTCTACGAAACCTCCAGTCTCTATTTCCCAGTCTACAACAGATTCCGGTGTATTTTTACCAAAAATTACACTTGCTGCTCTTATAGTATTTCCGTGACATACAAAAATAATTGGAACATTACTTTGTTCTATATTGTCCAAATAGTCTGCTACCCTTACTGAGGTTTGTTCGAGACTTTCGCCTTCAGGCGGTGCTGTTTTCCAACCTCTCCTTATGGCTAAATATTGTTCTTGACCCACACTTAGTTTATTTTGATTTTTATCGCAACCAGACCAAGTACCATAATCACGTTCCCTAAGCCTTGGATCAATTTTAACATCAACAAACCATGGAGTTAATTGAACGATGATACTTGCTGTTTGTGCAGCTCTTTTTAAATCACTGCAATGGATGCTATCAACTGACTGATAACGATTAGCAAGTTCTTTAGCAGTTTTTGCTGCTTGGTTTATGCCTTTCTCTGTGAGTAGAGGATCATGCCAGCCTGTTGCTAAGTTTTTGGCATTATATTCTGACTCACCATGTCTAACCCAGATGGTTTTCATAAAATGCCAGCCTTACGAAACTTTTCCTCAGGATTAGGTTCCCCAGGCGTTGCCAAAGATGTCAACGTGGAGCCGTGGACTATATCTGTAGCCTTTTTGTAAGGCGAGCTCTGCGACTTGGCGGCCATTTTTGAAGTAACTGTCCGTCGTACCGCCGACTGGCATGAGGTAAACCGGCGCTTCAAGTCCTGCAGATCTATATTCTGCAACAGCTCGATCAACTTCTGCCACGTCAACATCATCGCAAACAACGAACTTAAGATACAAGTGGCTGTTACGAAGACTAGCGTACTCAACAGCAACATTAGGCTTGATAGCATCAACCCAAGTATGTCCACTAACCGATAGTTTAGGGGAACAAGAGAATGTAATGTGTACATGTTGATTATCTGTGAGGTACGATCTGAGATCGTCAGACAAATTCTGTGTAGTATTAGTTTCGAATGTAACATTCTTTAGGTCCTTCATGCGTTCGTGTTTGAATAATTGTATATATGCTCGTTGCCAACCAAGCAAGGGTTCACCGCCTGTAATAACCAAATGGATATCCTGTCCATTGTCCAATGTCCAAGAACCTGTTGGTGTAAGTGCAAGCAGATCGTCTACTAGTTGATCAATATCAACATCATGCTGGAATCGTTTAAATGCGGGATGCCAGGCTGCATAACTATCGCATCCAACTGTTACAAGTGGTAGCTCATCAATGCTATTGTATTTGTCAATCTCATCTACAATTTTATTGATATGGGGCTCTGCTGTTTCGTTACTGTCTCTTGCAATGCCAAACTTAGGACATGTAAAGTTACAACCATACATGCGAAGGAAAACACTGGGCACACCTGTCCAGCGACCTTCTCCTTGAACTGAATAAAACGCTTCAGTGTATCTTACTTTCATTATAACCTCTTAGGTAATATTAACTTGTGATTTATGTGTCTTTAGCTCGGCAATCATCTTGTCCTTTGTAAGACGACGATCAAGTGTAACACCTGCATTTACAGCCCAGTCATCAATCTGCTTCTTGGTCATCTTCTTGAGCTCAGCTTCTGATACTGTTGCTATCTTAACAATGTCTTTAATACTGCCTGAGCCAGTTAACATGTTCCATAAACTTTTAAACATCAAATTCTCCATCTTCTCTGTGACCAACTCGCATAGCCATATTCGAGTCAGTTTCTCTTACCTCAACCTTACAGCACCATACCCTGGTGCCAGGTTCCCAACTAGGTAAAAATATTGTGTTTACATACTCATACAAAAAGTCTGATAGACCCTCGCATCCAGTCTTTTCAACTTCTGTAATCTTTGCTAGGCCTTTCTTGCCTAGTTCTAGTAGCGTGTCGCGGTCTGGATCATCCTGTGCTACTAGCAGAGTGTGATCAAACCAATCTTCTAAGCTGTCCTTTAGTGGACGTAATCCACCAAAGTCTACTACCCAGTTTCGAGCATCAAGGTCATCAGTTTCAAACTCGAAATGAAAACTCAGTGCATATCCGTGGATAAGATTACAATGTGAATCTGCTCGCCACTGTCTGTATGCAACGGGACCTAGGTGCCTATATGTTTTTGTACTAATATACTTTGCCATGTTTATACTCCTTGGTTATGGAGTGTGCGGAATTTTTAGAGAGGGAACGAACACTAAGTCCTCTATGATTAATATTGTAGGGTATTTATAATTCAGAGTCAACCTTTTTGTTCATTCTAGCATTTAGAGCGTCTTCGCTAACTGCTTGAAACGCTAGAATTGTTCTCATCTCCTTACAACGTCGCTGCGGTCCTTTGCCTATATGGGCAATACTGCTATCAAACGTAATGAGCTTTCTGGGTTCATATTCGCTAGCTTCTACAATGCCATCCTTGTAGAGCGCTGTTTCGCCGCCCCAGTTCTGTTCCCATACCTTGTCTGTATAGAGCACACCGGTAATGCTTACATCAGGATGTGGCCAGTCTGTATGGATATCGCCATCAATACCAAATGTATTGCTGCTAGCCATAAACCTAACTAGTTTATAATTACTGGGACATAGCTTTAAAAATCTATCTTTTAGCTGTGATAACAGATTGGTCACTATCTCTTGATCTGGTTTGAACTCAAATGTCCCAATATTCCAAAAGTTTTGGAACCACATGGGATAGTTTGGTTGGATTGTATCGTCGCTTACCTGACCAAAACGCCAGCGTGGAGCATACAACACCAATGCTTGTAACATGCCATGTTCTTCTTCAGTAATCCAGTCTTTGTGTGTTTCAAATAATGGTACGTGCATCACCACCACTCCTCATATGGGAAAACAACCCATGTGTCTTCCTCTGCTTTGTTGATTTCAATACTAGCGTGATCAATCTCAAACTTACTGGATAGATTATTCACAATAGTAGCAAACCGAACATTGTTATGCCAAACTTTATCCCATCGGCGTTCATTTGGATGACAGCCTGCCGGCCAATCTTCTTTGATCCATTGGAATGTAGCACCAGTATCGTTAATATCGTCTAAGATAAGAATTTTCTTATCTTCATATGTGCCGCCCATTTGAAAGATCCCAAATGCATCCTCTGCCATCCAATAGTTAGATTGTTGTTCATCGCCATCACGCAAACGAACGTCCAGTGTGTGCATCTTAATACCAGTTAGATGACTCATCATTACAGCAGGAATTAATCCACCTCGTGTAATACCTACAATGTAATCGGGCCGCCAGTTGTCAGCATACATTGAGTTTACAATATCATGTACGCCTTTTTCAATATCTCGATTAGACAGATATAGTTTGTTCATCTCTTACCTTCTGCTTTCGCCATTCAAAATACTTTTCATTGTGCATCCATTTACCGTTTACAATGAAACCCCACTCACGTAGTTTAGGACCAGGAAAAAATAGTGACCAAGCACATACTCCTGGTTCTAGTTCTACACGATGTAGACTCTTAGGACCGTTAACACGCATATGCCCTGGGCCACGCCAAAAGCGTCCTTTAGGAGTAGTCTCCCAATAACCTCCACGTAAGATTAGCGTGAAGTAGGGCCAAGGATGATCGTGTAGTTCGTCTGGATCACTTTGTAAAAACTTGTGTAAGAAGACGTTAAATGGAAACCATTTACGATCTTTTAGGAACAGGTAATACCTTTCTAGATAGGGCTGTTGCCCAATGCGATCTAGTATAATTCTTTTTCTATTTTTGAAAATATTCATAAACTGTATTCGTAGTTATCAGTTGCAGTATTGTTCTGCAAAGTAACTGCTCCATTGTTTAAGTGAAACCTACGTGCCATATCCGTTTTTGGACTTAGTGTAATAAGACGTTTGACTTTATGATTTGCACGACATTCGTCTAGCAAACGAAACACAATTTCTCTACCAGCACGTGGTGCACGACTCCAAACTGTATATGCTATACAAATAGAACCGTGTTGATCTTCCTGACAAGCAGCCTGACTCATAAGGTCAAGTTCCTTTACAGTAGTTGGTACTTCATTAGTATAGGCAACGCAAATTGCTGCCTGATACTTACCGTCTGTTTCCAACACATAAACCCGACGGCCCGGGCCTAACCTAAAGTTAAGGTCAAGCTCGGGTCTCACGGGGTCGTGGTTGGTATCAAACTGTAATGCTTCTATATTTTCATATGTCAGCGTAGTTAGATTCAATACCTTATCTCCTTAGAACTTCAAGTTCAATTTAACGCCTAGGTTAACTTCGTTGTTACCGTCGACGCCTGCAACATTGCTACGATGCTCTGCATAGCCAGCAAGTGCAACATTGTTTACATTATATTTTACAAACAAACCGGTATCATATTCAATATTTTTCGTACTTGCATCAGCACTTCCTTCATTAAATAATACCTGTCCGTCAAGTGTACGTCCTACTGGAACCTTGTAGTTCATCTTACCGCTTGTAACTGTCATTGGCTGACTAAAGTTAGCGCCAACAGTCCACCCGTTAGTAAACTTGTAACCTGCACCGACACCCCAACTGTTACTTACTAGGGTGCTGTACCCAGTTACTAGACTAAACTCCTTGGATGACTCAACGTCTGTCATGCCCAACTGGAAGTTACCAAACCCAAACCAGTTCTCATCAAACTTGTGATTGAGACGCAAGCCTGCATAGTTTGTGGTGTGTGACTCACCAACTCCCATAAAGCCTTCCTGAACGTTGTTAAGGAACTTACCTGTCTCCTTAATCATACCAAGTGCGGCAGTAATAGTAGTTTCTTCGCTACTATGTACATCATACTCTGTACGCATGCCCCAGTCAGCGTTTGTTTTAGCATCTGGATCAAACTTAAATGATGTCCTAATACCAAACAAGTCACTAGTGGCTTCGCCTGCATTAGCAAGGTTCCAGTAACCGTCATAGTCTGCACCAAAACTTAGTGCTTCTGTTGACGATCCAGGACGAGTATCAATAGCCTGAGTGTTGTTTAGATTGATTGTAAAATCACGCTCAAAGCTATCAAGCACCGTAACATTACTTAGTGCCGCAAAAGCATCGCTACTAATATTACCAATGCCAGCACCACCACTTAATGTTTCAAGATTGGCAATCTCGCCATCAGTACGTCCACTGGTAGGAATACCAGTTGCACCTACAGGCTGTGTAGCCTTGTCCAAGTCCAGCATACCCTGTCCATGTGTGTGTTCAGCATAGCCAGGCAAGTCCTTGTCTGCCGTTACCAGCAACAGTTTAACCAGGTTCTCACCCTTCATGTGAGGCCACATCTGATGTACAATAGCAAGTGCACCAGTAACAACAGGTGCTGCCATACTAGTACCACTCATGTTAACACTAGTACCGTCTTTATATGCACTCTGAATGTTATCGCCTGGTGCAAGAATATAGAAGTCACTTGCCTTGGCAGCATCTTTACAGAGATTGTTTGTAAAGTCCCAGGTAGCACAAACTGTACCAGCCTTGTTACTGTAACTAGCAATCTTATTGTTAGCAAGATCATATGAGCCAACGATTAGCATACGCCCGCCCATAATAAGGTTGCCATTAGAATCTGTAGCATGGGCCATCTGACCAGTACCCGATACATAATCCTTGCCAAAGTTACCAGCACTGTTCACAAGGATCTGTTCGCTACCTAATGCAGTTGCCCACAACTTGGCTTCGTCTACAGCACCATTGTATCCATTCTCACCGTAGTACCAGTGATTACTATACTGGACACCAGTAGTACCTGTTGGAGTAAGACTTGCTCTAAATGCTGAGTCTTCACGTGAGTTAGCACTAACGTTAAACGCAACACTACCCAAATCACGTGCCCAGGCAGCGCCTGTTCGTGCACGTTGGAAACTGTAGCCAGTGCTATCAGTTACTTTAACTACTGCAACGTCTGCATCAAATGCAACACCGTGTGTACCGCTACCGTTCTTACGTCCAGCCGCAATACCCAACACATGACTACCGTGACCAACGTTGTCATCCATAAACGTCGCATCATTTGTTAGAGTGTTGAACTCATGTTTAACTGCACCAGCAAGGTCTGAGTGATCCTTATCGTAACCAGTATCAGCAATAGTAATTAGACTGCCTTTACCAGTCCAACCACGGGAGTATGCAACGTCTGCGTTAATTGCCTGCTTGTAGTTCTGACCAGAAGTTCCATTGAACTCTGAAGTACGATAGCTTACAGGATTGCTGTTGAACCCTGCGGTACGTGTGCCCATGTCAGGATGATCGTCTGCAATAGGTGTACTATCAGCAGGAGCATCCTCTGTTGTGGTGCTCATAACCTTAGTCCAACTATCTGTCACTACAGTATTTTCAGTACTAGTTTCAACTACAGTTTCACCGCGAATTAGTTTCTCAGTACCATCAGTCCAAATCTGTTTTGTCACAGGAGTTGTGTTTGTGGTAGTTGTAGTAACAATAGTAGCAGTGGTCGTGTAATAACGTGTTACAGTAGTAATTAATTTACCGTCTACAGTTTCACTAGTTGTCTTGTCTTCATAGGTTGTATCAAATACTGGATCAGCTTCTGTTACGTCTGTAATAACTTCGTTTGTAACGGTTTCACTCGCTACAACATGCTCTGTAGTACTTTCTACAGTTGCTTCACTTGTATTGACAACAACTTCATCTTCTGTACTACTAACCACTTCATCTGTAGCATCATGAGTAAATGAATGTCCATCTGTGTATGTGTACACACTAATCTTAGGATATGTTAGTGTAGTAGTGACAGGCGTAGTGCTTGTGGTTGTAGTAGTACGAATGGTGTTATGTACCTTACTACCATCTTCCTGCGTAGCAGTTTCAACACGATCCACATACTCATTTACTACAACCGTTTCGCCACGAGTGACAGTTGTAGTTGGATCGTTTTGTTCTTCAACTGTATAGGCAATGTTCTGTGACATGTCCTGTGTAGTAACAATGTCAGCAGCTGAAAGTGTCTGTGTATAAGGTACTTCACGGATTTCACTACGTTCAGTTTTTGTGCTACCATCGCTGTAAACATATGTGGTTACATTTTGTAGTGTAACCGTCCAACTACGATCATACTCCATCTTCTTTGTAGTTGTCTTTACCCAAGTAGCGGTACGTGTTAGATCAGAAATGCTAGAACCGCCAGTTACAGTCTGCTCGCCATCAACTACAATAGTTTCCTTAAGACGATCAGGACTGGTAGCAGCACTAGTTTTGTCTACCGTTACGCTACTGACGTTTGAACTAATTAGAGTAGGTACTACATTTTCAAAGATTTTTATCTTTTTACTATCAATAACACCATCAATCTTTTCTTTACTCTCAAGAAAAGCAAATGCTTCAGTGTCGTAGCCCTTACCATTGGTAACGTCAACAATAACTGGACGTAGATCCTCTTTTAAAATTTTAACAACTGCTTCTGCACGACGAAAGTCCTCAGAACTCATTTTAACAGCAAGTAGTTTTGGATTATATTCTGCTTTATGTGCCTCCCAGCCGTTAATAACATCATCGATTCGAGATACAATGTTTTCAGCAGTGCGTTTATCTGCTTCTGTGGGATTTAAAATAGCACTAATAGTTGCTGATCCGGTTGCCTCATTTACGATTGCTTCCAGTGCAGAAATTTCGCCTGCAATAGCACCAAAGTTACTGTTTACAACAGGATTAAGTTCAGCCTTAACGGAATTGATAGCTTTAACAGGATTTGAACTGCCACCCTGACACGCTGTAAGCATTGTGGTGGCTAGCAATGCTCCTGCAATAGTTTTAAAATGAGTCATCATAGCCTCGTTTTTATCATAAAAAAAGTATGTTCACCTTGAACATACTCTTATAATAACACGAAGTAAAGACTTGTCTACCGTTTTTGATTATTTGTTATATAAAAGATCCCACGCCTTATAATGCTTTTCAAGCTCTTTGTACTCTTCCCACTTATCTTTTAGTTCTGGATACTTGTCAATAAGCATTGTACGTTCCTGTTGTTCTTGCCATGGATCATGTAATGTTATTGTACCTGTACTAATACTTGTCCAACTACCATTGTCATCAAATGTGCTAGGATCAGCTATAGTAATTGTATTAGTATAGTCACCAAACTCTCGTTCTCTAATAGTTTTACCGCCGTCTGGGGATTCATATATTTTTGGCATTAAGGTATCCTAAAAAAAGGGGGGGCACTAAGGCCCCCCACAGCACGTATTATAGACTACGTCCTAGCTTCTTCCGCAAATAGTTTAATAGGAAACCATATGCTGGTAGGAACACAATCAACCCTACAATAATCTTTGTGATTGTTTGGTTGAACGCAACAGCATGTACCCAAGGTGCTGGATAAAATGCTGTATAGAAGAACGCATAAGTGTCTAGGATGTTTGCGACAATGGTTGAAAATGCTGGAGCAGCCCACCACATCTCTGTGAACTTCTCACGAATATACTGGAATACATAAACGTCTAGCATTGTACCAACGCCATATGCAACACCACTTGCTGCACCAATACGTAGTGCCTTCTCAACTGGTGCACCGCCGCCCCAAACAACCAAAATACTTACAATGATTGCTGGGATGACTGCTAGGGCAACAACTGCCCTGCCTGCTTCCTTGCCCACCATACGGACGGTCAAGTCAGTGGCAACAACTACAATTGGAAATGTAAATGCTGCAACTGCAAGTGGAAACTCACCAAAGAATGGCAAGTTAGCACCTGGGAACAGGTTAAACTTGAACTGCACCAAGTAATTTGAAAGTGCAATTACGATTGTGTGCATGATAACAAGATTGGTAACCAACTTGCGATCTACACCTTCTAGTAACTTCATCATAAAATTTTCTCCCTATTCTGAAGTTTAGTTGCCATGACCCTTCATGCTTAAACAGATGTTGTAAAACTCCTGCTTAACACTTGGGTCTGTGAGAAAACCACCACACATAACTGCGGTAGTCATATCGCTCTCATGTTCCCGAACACCACGGGCCGTCATGCAATGGTGCTCGGCTTTAACTACCACAGCGATATGCTCTGTCTTTGCATATTCTTTTAGTACTTCTGCAATCTGTGTAGTCATTTCTTCCTGAATCTGTGGGCGTTCAGCGATATGGTGAATGATGCGATTGAACTTACTAAGTCCAATTACTTCATCTTCTGGGATAATTCCTACCCAGCAGTTGCCCACGATGTTTTGGAAGTGGTGAGCACAGGTACTACGGATACTAATAGGGCCGCTGGTATACATGCTCTTGTAACCCATATTAGGAAATGCCGTAACCCGTGGCATTGGATGATAACGTCCGCCAAATGTTTCATTTACGAACATCTTAGCAACACGCTTTGCTGTTTCTTGTGTATTGTGATCGTTCACTGTATCAATGACTAGAGCGTCCAAAACTTCTTGGAATCGTTCTTCCACTTCTTGCTGTAGTAGTTCTAGTTCGCCATCCTGAATAAAATCACTGATGTTGTCATTGCTATGAAAACGCTTGTTAGTTGCCTGCATGCGCTCTCGGATTATTTCGGAAGTCTTTCTCATGTACTGTGTTCCTTTGTAGTTTTAAATTGTAAGATATAAATTAAGATAAGTCAACTTTTATTTTACTACAATCTGGATAGGTTTTAAGTTGGCTTTGTTTGTTGGGTAAGTTTTCTGGATGTAGCATCATATCTATACCCTTTGCTGCATCTTCTAGTCGCATGTTATAGTGGAATCCCAGCCACCAATAAGTTTGATTCTCCCAAGGAGAAGTATCTAGCGTTCTGCCATCATAGGCCATTCTTCGTAAGATATTATAATCACTTCTGCTATCAAGTAGAATAGCACCACCATGACCAATAGCCAACCGCTTGTCCCAACCGAAACTTAGGCACTGCATACGACCGCTTATATACATATTCTCGTCGAATGCTCTAGCACTATCCCAGATATTTGTAGGAGCAATACGATATTCATACTCCCAGTTATAATCCTTGTCCCAATATAACTCTAATCCCAACTTGTGCATTGTCATTGGGATACTAATGTAAGTATGACTTGGAAGTATGACTGGCCCGGTATACTTCTGAAACCTCAAACATAATTCAATAGCATGTGTGCAACAATCTGTTAGTACAACGTGCGGCGCGCCAGTATATTCCCTTAGAACGCCTTCAAACTTATCTAAAATATCGTAATTCATCATAAACCTGCATCAGTTGCAATATCTACAACACTAATTTTACCAGCTGCTTCTTTTGCAATTTTCAAACTAGGTGCAAGTACAACTGCCATTCTACGATATGGCCTCGTTGTAGGCTTACCAAACACTCTTACATCAACGTCTGGTATTTTAAGTGCATCGTTAATACCGCTTATAATAAACTCATGTGTAGTTTCATGTGCTAGGACAACGTGACTTGCGCCCGGACGTACCAGTTTAATTTCACCAATTGGTAATCCCAGTATAGCTCTTGCATGTAAGTCAAACTCACTTAGGTTTTGCGTAAACATGGTTACCATTCCAGTATCATGTGGGCGTGGACTCAGTTCGCTGAAGATAACCTCAGGACTATTGCCTTTGGTCTTAACAAAAAACTCTACACCAAATATACCAGCACCACCCAAATCATCTGTAATGATTTTTGCCATCTCCTGTGCGTGGGTCTCGATAATGTGTCCTGTAAAAGTTTCTTCTAGTGCAGGTTGCCAACTGTACTGATAATCTCCACGTTCTTGATAGTGACCAATTGGTGGACAAAATAGTGTAGGGCCCTCATGTTGCTTTACAGTTAGTAGTGTGATCTCTAGATCAAAATCAATAAACTCTTCTACAATTACACGCTGTCTATCACCACGCATACCTTCAACTGCATAGTTCCAAGCATTTTCAACTAGTTCTTCTTTGCTTTCCCATGCAGGTCCATAATGTTTTTGCCAATGTTCTGTATCTGACTGAAATTTAACAACGCTCTGACCTTTACCACTAGAACTCATTACAGGCTTAACTACACAAGGCATTCCTATTCTATCTACGGCTAATTGAAGTTCCTCTAAATTATTTGCATATTCAAACTTTGCTGTACGCAAACCAAGTTCAACTGCGCGATCCCTGATGCGATCTCGATTCATTGTTAGGTTAGTAGCTCTTGCTGTAGGAACAACAGTATAACCCTGTGCTTCCTTTTCCAGTAACACTTCTGTACGAATTGCTTCAACTTCAGGTACAATCAAGTCTGGTTTATAAAAATCAATAGTCTTGTTTAAATCATCATCATTTAGCATGTCAAAAACTTCAAACTCATCAGCTACCTGCATTGCGGGCGCACCTATATAGCTATCACATGCTATAACATAACAACCTAAACGTTTTGCACTTATAGTAAACTCTTTACCTAACTCGCCGCTTCCCAATAGTAAAATACGCTTCATTATTTGTGTCCTGTAATTTGTAGAGTATATCTCTTAGTTGTGCCTATATTAGCAGCCATGTGTTCTACGTCACCACGCCACCAATAATAATCTCCAGCTTTCCAACCCACCACTGGATTTTTTTCTATCTCGAAATAGTGACCGCTTTCCCAATCTTGCAAGAATATTATTATACGCTCACATTGTTCTAATGTACAGTTAAAAAGTTCTCTATATCGTTTAAAGGTATCTCTATGGTTTGGTAATATTACGCCTGTTCCCATTTTGTAATAACTTGTACCAATGTCTTTAAGCGCAAACTCTGTTTCTGCCCAATGTATTATGACATTATTCCAACTTGGTTGTTGATTACGCATGTCACACATAAACCCAGTAAAATGACTTTGTGGATGAACATACCCTTCTCTACGCCAACGTTCTATGTCTTTCCTGCTATTAAAAGACTCAAGACCATATGACAAAGAACAATATTCGTCGTTCCAAAAGGGCTCGACGTGCCCTCTATGCCATTCTTGTGTTGCCATAATGAATCACTTTATAACTAGTGTCGGAAAAACTGCGCCAAGGATCAACAATAACGCTGTCCTCATTAAGTTTGCAGTATAAGTCGTTAGATTGTTGATTGTTAATGTAGTTATAAGTAACACTCGGATTGTGAGCAAGAAGTACAACTGCACTATAAGGACCAGGATCTGGATGTGTTAAAGGATCAACAATCATAGGATGAAATCCACGCTCGCTACAGTAATGTGCAACCAAACTACTATAGCTACCGTCTGTATAGGGGACATCTGGCTTGTACGCATAGCCGTGTATGAGTACAGGTAGTTCATGTTCCTTGGCAAGATCACATAGGAAGTTTGCAAGATTACGTGCTTGTACTTCTCTACTGTTCATAATAGCATGGAACAGATCGTATTCTAAATTTAATTCCTTAGCCATATAGCGTAATGCAATATTATCACGTGGATGACAAGGACCACCATCTCCCATTCCCGCTGTCATATACTTTGGGCCCATAATACGTTGGGTGCTGTTAGCAAGAGCATCTGTAACTACATCAACATTCATGTTACCCAGTTTCATTGCAACGTCTTGGATCATGTTAACAAGGCTGAGTTTTGCACTAATAAACGTGTTATAGAATATCTTAATACTTTCTGCTTCTTCCCATGTTCCTACACTATAGCGAGGATTGTTCTGCATAAGTTCTTTATAGAAGTTAATAAGCAGACTTGCATCACCTGTTTCACTACCATCCTCTGTGCCGATAATAACCATTTCTGGATTAACCATATCCCATGCTACACTTCCCATAGCAATTAGATATGGGTTATAGATAAAACGTGCTTGTGTAATTAAAGGTGCAAGTTCTCTGCGAACAGTACCGGGAAGTACTGTGCTAATAAGAACTATAAGAGTATGTTCATTTGCATACTCGTTGACTTCCTTTAAGCACTGCTTTACTTGATCATAGTTAAAGTCCTGCGGCTCATAGTCCATACAAGGCATGCTACCATCATACTGTGGATGATGTGGTGTTTGAATAGCAACAAAAACTAGATCTTTGTTTTGTACTGCATCTTTTACATCTGTGACTACTTTTATATTATCACTAGCACGGTCTTCAATATCAAACCCTGTAACTGAGTGTTTGACAGACATTGCTTCTGCACAAGGCAGACCTAGCTTTCCTAATCCAATAAATCCTACTTGCATAGTAACGCCTTGATACCTTTTTCAACACTAATTTTAGGCTCGTATCCTAGATCAACTCTAGCCTTTTGTATGCTAAGAGCGCCACGTCTAGGATAGTCGTAGTCCCGTTGAATAATAGTGTAACTGCCTGTGCCAACCTGTGTGCAGATATATTCTGCAATAATATCTAGTGCGTGACTTTGACTGTAACTAACGTTATAGATTTGATTGCGGCTTTCCCGTTTAATCATCAAACGTACGGCTTGAACAACGTCACTTACATTTGTAAAGTCTAAACAGTTATCATGTCCTTTTACTTCAATTACTCCACCTTCTTTAGCAGTACGAATAAATGTAGGTAGCACACGATTAGGATCGTCGCCCTCTCCGTAGACTGCGGTAGGACGTACAATAGTCCAGTTATCGTGTAGCTCTTTAACTAGTCCTTCACCAACTAGTTTTAGTCTGCCATATAAGTCAATAGGAGCAGGACTGTCGTATTCATATTTGTGTGTTAGATTGCTATCCCAATTACCGTACACCATACTACTACTAAAGTAGATAAAGTGACTGTTAGTAAACTTTGTTAGGCAGTTAATAAGTCCTGTTGTCATAGTATGAGTAGCTTCTACAGGACTACGCTTTACTGCTGCAAGATTAGGTTCTGCAGCAAGAAATACCACACAATCATAATCTGGACTAATGAGATTAAGATCGTTATGGTTGTTTACATTAGTACCAAACTTCTTATCAATAACAACTACATTGTTATCTTGTTCTAGTTCACGTTCGAGATGCTTACCAATAAATCCAGCACCGCCTATAAGAAGTATATTCATCGATTCTTTATTGTATTATAAAGTTGTTTTCCACTAAAGAAGTCATTAGATAACTTATTAGTTTGAGTAATCATAGCATTACGATATTTTTCGTAATTAATCATGTAATCGTGGATTGTTTCAATAACACTAGATTTGTGTTCCTGATATTTATCCCAACTTTCTGTCCATTCACTAGGATACTTAAATTCATCGATAGCCATTTCACTGTAACTTAGACGATCGGGAATCATTGGAATGGTATCAACTAGCAAACCTTCATACCAACTGATACCTAGTGTTTCCTGTAGATTAGCACTAAACACTAACTTGGATGTACCTAGTGCATTATGGTAATCATTTTTAGTATAGCCCTGCTCCATACACATAATCCATTCATACTCTGGCATACTTTCTGCAAGGTCACGGAATATCTCAGGCTGCTTTTCGGGTGCAATACGATGTGGGAAAAGAATAGTATTGGTCTTTTGCATATGCTTGTATGACAGCATTTGATCTACTTCATACTCCATAGGCCAGCCAACACGTTTTGTTTTTGCTGGATCTATCTTTAGACTTTCAGCAAACATATCAATATGAAACTGTGATGCATAGAAGTTGTTATCAAAGCATTCATACATGCTCTGTTCGGCATGTCTGACCCAAGGCTTATCGCCTATAAGACGCCCGAGGAAATCAGCAGGATCATAACTGCCAGCATGCCATAGACCGCCAATACGAATGTCAACCCCCAGTAGTTCAGCCATATAACGAAGTTGGATAACAGTAGGGTTCCAAGCATCTGTGTAAAGGAAATAGTCGCCGTTGTGTACTTGCCCTCGACAAAACATCTCAGCAATCTGTTCAAGTTGATTACTCTTATAAACATTTGTTCCTCCAAAGTTTAGGAACGCACCTGGAGTAGTAGCCTGAGGTACATCGCCTCCGCTAATAACAACAACATCTTCATTAGTTGCGGCACGTAATTGTTTGGGTAGATGCGTTTTCCATTCACTGGTGTAACGTGTCTCAACTGCTTCTAAATCAACGAGAAATATAGTCATGTGCGTTCTCCACTAGTGGTAATAACAGTGTATACTCTTGTTTGGCAAAACTCAACCTTACAGTTGGTATACCAGCATTGTTTGTGAAGTTCCAGCCTCGTCCTTCCCAATACCAATCTCTGTTGTATTCTAGTCCATGTTTTCCTAGATGATTTGCTATAGCACACAGCGCATCCACGGTAGTATAATCTGCGTTAAGAGCACCGCCCTCATGGTTCAAATGCGGAGGGCGGTTACTCCAACGTTCTACGTAAGGTTCAGCTATATATGGAAACCCACGCATCAATTACCAAAGATGTTACGTCCAAAAACTTTAGCATCCCTAATCCAGTTGTTACTAATACGTTTGCCTCCCTTAAAGGCGGCGTACTCGTTGTATGCTGGACTCTTGTTGTTATATAGGTCAGCCTCGTTATAAGGATGACCAAATACTGTGCAGAAACGCTTGTAATCGTCTAGATCGTCAAAAATCTTTTGCACGTCGTTTTTCATTATACTACTTCCTTAAATAATTTGTTAAAGGTTGGTTGGCCTGCTAATGTTATTAAGTTTTTTACTTTTGATGCACGTATTCTTAATTTAACACCAGTGGCTTTGCTTTCAGGTCTAGTCCATTCTAATATAAAATATTTAGATTTGGCACAGGTCCATTTACCGTACCCGGGATTGGTTCTGAAATCATCTGTTAATGCCTTCAAATCGTTTTCGATAATATCATGTATTAAACGTAAATCTACATAATGGGTTTTTCGTTTTACGTTATACTTATCAAATTCATGCCACTGATGAGCACACCCTAGTTTATTAAGACAAACTTTACCATCTGTGTTGAGTAAATCGCGACTTTTGTATGTGCCAATGGTTATATCGTTACTAGGTGTAAATGTCTTAATTTCTTCGCCAAACTGAGGCAAGTCTAAACCCTCAGCCCAGTTGGTCGTTATTCCGGCATCTTCGTAGGACTGCTGAACAGCTAAACCCCGGTCTCTACCTGAGAGTCCAACAAACTTTGATGTAGATCCGTCTAAAACTTTTGGCTGAGGATTTCTTATTTTCATCATACGTTCTTTGAGTATTGTGTTAGTGCGCCATTTTCGCCGTCTTCGGATACTTCAATCCAAACATCACGGCCTGGATAGCGATCCTGAATGGTTAGATAAAGGTCATCGGAAATCATCTCACATGACTTAAAGTCTACATCAAGTTCGCCCTCGTAAAGTTTATTCATCCAACGCTTGAACTGGATAAACTCAATATCACGATCATCGTGGAATACTTCAATCCAAACACGGAACTTGAAGATATGACGATGAGGATATTGTAAGAAACTTACATCATATTCATCGCCTGTTGCTAGTTTAGGATCATCAGCAGCCGCTGGATAGCGATGCATACCTTCCTTCTCAAACGTAACCCATACCATACGTGAGGCTTTGCGTACACGATCCTTTAGACCTTCTTCACGCATCCTACGTAGAATGAACTCGTCGTGACTCTCTCTTGTTTCAGTCATTGTTGTCTCTGTTCTTTACATGATTGTCAATAAAATCTCTGGGAATACCAGGATTGAGATATTCTAATTCATCTGCAGAATATGTTTCGGGCATAGGAATACCATACTTCTTCATTTGAGAATATGCCCACTCTGTGTACTGTTTTCTATTCACTTTTGTTTTTCCCCTGATTCAGTGCGTCTTTAACTTGAAGTTTCTTTTTCTTCAACTCTGAAAGTTTATTACTAATATCTGAATCTTGTGGAAATTGTGTGTGTTCTTTTTCTAGTTTCTCAACACTAGCATGAAGCCTATTGTGTTGTTCAGTGAGCCTATCAATTTCTTTCATCTAAACCTCTTGAAAAAGATCATAGTATTTTGTATTAGAGTTTATAGCACGTTTACCGGTATAACCTCGAGTACCTACTACTTCCATCCAAAGTCTACTGTACTCATCTACTAATTCTAAAGCCTTATCTGAATCCGCGCAACCGATAATTTCATTAATTACGTCACGCATTAGTACACGATCAAAGTCTTCTTGTACTAGCATGCTAGGAACAATGCCCTTATCGTAACGTCTATTACTTTCCTGACAAGCGTGAATGTGTAGAGCCACGCTGTGAGCCATGAGTAGGAAGTATGTAAAACTATCCCAACTTGTGCGGCCTTCTTTACCAATCTTATTTAGGTCACCAGGACCATAAGCACAAATATCTGCTGCTGTAAGTCCCTTACTAATTACAGTTTCATCAAACTTATGATAACAGCCTTCACGTATAAATGCTTGTCCAAACGGAGTTGTATCAGTATGCAAGTTCCTATCGTCAAAGCATTTCATCATACGATAACTCCAACGCTTGCGATCTTCCATAGTTAGTTCACAGTATACTTGTCCATTTGCTACTGCAAGGAAAGGACTTGCACAATCATAACTAATTGTAAAGTCTTCATTATAGTTTTTACGAATCGCACGTTGAACATCTGTTAGTAGACACGCCCATTCTAGTTTACTAGTACCTAGTACGTGCATCCAATCGTGTAGTCCCTTTTCAAGTAAGCCATCACGCATTAGAGTAACTATACGCTTTAGAATAAGGTGCACATCACTTACGTTTTGTCCACCCATTGCCCAACCATTAAAGTGATTCTCATACTGTTTTGGATCACAGTATTTCTTCATACGGTTGTACCAATCATCTGCCTCTGTATGATTCTCACCCTGTAGTGTGTTTAGGAAACGACATTCCCCCTTGCGATTACGTATCCAATATTCGTTATTGATTTCAGTTGCTGAACACGCATCTTCATAGCTGTGAATACCAGTGCGATCTCTGGCTTCCTGACTACTACGCTGTAGCCAACTGGGAACGTCAAGTGTCATGCCATAATCCATATAGGCATCCATCCACTTTAGAACAGCATCACGTTTGGCGTGAGCTCGTGGACAGTTGGGATCCTTCCAGTCTGCTTCCCATACGCCCTTACCAATCTGATAGCCACCACTATCACCAACAATAAAACTTGTGCTACGATCACGTTCACGTATCATTGCTTCTTTAGGCAGATGTTTGTTAGTGTCTAAGTCTACATGTCCTGAACTATACAGACTCCACTTGTAGTTAAACAGACCATCATTGCTTAACCAGTTACCACTCTCTAAACCGTTAGTAAAGTGACTGGGAATACGTGCTGGATCAACATAGTTTTCATACCGCTGTCTACCCACAAACGTAGCATAGAAACTACTGATCGCCGGTAGAAATACTGCGTAATCATTTTGCTGTTGTGTAAAGTTGCTATCCATCATATTTTACTCTTTTGACTTTATTTAGAAGATCATAATCCTGACTGTAAAAATTTTCAATAGCGAGTTTAAGATCTTTATTGCTACCAATGATTTCTCTTAACTTGTGGTTAATAGCAAGTTTATTATCGTCATTGTCTTTAGGATTTGCTGGATCTTTCCATGTTCCACAGTCTGTTTGACCGCCCATTGCTCTAACCCATTCCTGAAGATTATAATAGAACCGTTGAGCAGGTTGGCTTGATCCTAGAAATATGTGTTCACTATTCCTTAAATCTGGAATAAAAAGATGTTGTTGTGTAGTGTGCCCGTCATAGACTGGATTACGTGCTAGTATCCGTAAAAATGTGGGATTATCAAGCAATGATAATACGGAAGGTTCTTCAATAAAACATTCAGCAAACCCACTGATAAATCTTTCTAACGGATTTCGTAATATAAAGAATTTGCGTATGTTACTTCTAAGCAACCCATCATGACTGTTCGGATGTGGCACACGCCATCCATTGTCCTGTAAAACTTTCTGTACAAAACTACTTCCATTCTTTGGAATATTAATCCATATACAGTCCAGATTTGGATTTAGCAGTATTCTAATATTAGGAAGAATGTTGTAATCAAAGGACATTTATTTTGTTTGTGCTGGAAGTAGATAGTTATATACGCCTAGTCCACTGTCAACACTGATCTGGCTAACACCGTCATCAGAGATTGAATATCTCAGGTCACCACCTAGGCTAAGGATCTTTGATACTGCCTCAACTGGCCAAGCCCACCCCTTGCTTACTTTACCACCAACGTCTGGCTGGAACACAAACTCGCCTGCGTGTGTGCTAGCATCACCAAATGCAAACTTTAGATCCTTGCCTTCTGTGCGAGCAATAAAAGTTGTTTCTCCGCTATTTGCACTGATCATCATCTTAAGACGTTGAATACTGGCTACGGTGGGTTCAAATTCTACACCCCAGTTAACCGTTTTCATTGTAACGCTCTTGAGCTTGTCATTAACAACTTCACTTGCCATAAAACGATAGTCATTCTGGAAGTCGCCAGTCGCGTTTTCAAAGTGGATACCAACCGGTACTGTTTGTCCGTTTCGCTCTTGGGTATTAATACTAATCTTCTCATTTTCTGCGTATTCAGGAATACGTAGGATAACATTTAATGTAGTAAGATTGGGCATACCAAATGTACCCATAAACTCTGGTACAGGCTTATGAAATTCGCCTTTGAGTATAACTGTACGATCCTCAGCAATACCTTCAATATTTGTTGTATCCTCTGTTCCTGTGATCTTAACCAGATCAATGAAACCTAGGCTGTGCGTATGCTGCACAACGTCAAGTAAATAATCTTTCATAGATTGTTCCTTATGTTATAGTTGATAGTTAATTATATGATTATTTAGATTCTGAGTCAATATTCTTTTGGATATATTCACAAACCATATAGCTTATTGTATTGCCGCCGCCTTGCATTTCTAATTTAGAATTCGGGAAGGTATCTTGATTATTCCTGCAATTAGAAATCCATTCTTCTTCAGTGAACAGACGATATTTCTCTATCCATTTGATTTACTCATCATTTAGTTTTCGTACGATGCTTATATCTGGTACACTTCGTTTTATACTAGCCATACTTCCTGGTTTTTTTACAACCATTATAGTATGAGCTCCGTTATTAAATTCAATGTTTTTCACAAAATCAAAACCCAAACCATACAGCATACCTTTTACCAGGGACTCTGTTTGGTATGCTCTAAAGCCACCGCAAAACTCGAGACCAGGTTTGAGTTCACAGTTATTATATGTGAAAAAGAACTTGCCGCCCGGTACCAGTTTGTTATAGATTATTATAGCTTCGTCCTTAAATGGATCTAGGGGGTAATATTCATATTTACTAAAACAGAATATATTCCATAAACCATTATTAGGAAGATCATTCAGATCCAAATACTTTCTTACACGTCGTTCTGCATAAAATGCATTATGCTTTTCTGTAATTGATTTTGTAGTATAATCAAGTAGTTCCTGTTTACCCACTATATAGAGAGGCTCATTTGCAACAAGGCTAGATGTGAACCCCCCGTCAGTTGGATTTATATCTGCTGCTGATAATTGCCAACCGCTACTTTCTTGACCCAAAGTAAGTAGATAGTCTTTTACATTACTGCTTAACTCTGAGCGTCTTTCTATTAAATCTTCCGCGGTGGATTTCAAATGAAATTCAAATTCCAAATAGTCTTTTTGAAGGAATATAATTTCAAATTCTCTTATCCTATTTTCAATATATTTTTTGTGTTCCTTCAACTTTACCTGATAATTGCTGATGCTTTGTTGCAGATTGTCAATACTATCTAACAAATTATCATGTGAACTGGTATTAAGGAAATGTCTTTTTTGATGAACAATCTGGTTTTTGATATGCTCGGCTGACTCATCAATATTAATATTATATCTTTCTATACGTCTCTTTATTTCATATAAGCGAACAAACGAATCTAATAAATCTTTTATGTCGCGGATGTCAGCAACTGCACGTTTATCAGTCTCTCGTTCTAGGAAGTCTATATGAGTAGCATCCATCATAAACATATTTATATACGTATATTACTCAAATGTAAATAAACTTTCAAACGTGCTATGTATTTGTGTCTTTTGTGTTAAGTTCCAGCCAAGCTCTCCCAACAAGTTATCTAGCTTTTGATCTACAATAGTTGCTTCCATTTCCTTATGATTAAACGGAAGTTCTTTAAACCAGTTAGGTAGGTTTAGTTCGTCCACTGGATAGCCAACGCTGGTGTAACCCATGGGATTGTCTTTGAGTTTGCATACAATGGTCTTCATACCGTCCACAATATTCATGCTGTAGTTGTCGCCATGCATTTTCTTTAGACGGTTCCAGTTAATAGCGGCCCTGACGTGTCCGGGCATGTTTGCTTTGCCCTTGTATACTTCTTTGCCGTCTTCTTTGCCCCACTCTAGGTTAGTAAACTTGGTTAGGTTGTTAACACGCTTGGGTGTGCCCTTTTCCCAGCCTGGGAGATTAGCAAAATCACGTTTGAATTCTAGAATACGTTCCACGGCATGTTCGGACCCCTTGCCATCCAGTACTTCTTCAAGTAGCTCACTCATAAAGTCCTGCATAACCTTAGGTGTATCACTACGCTTGAGATCCAGTCCCATAGCCTTTACTTTGCCAGGCTTGCCATCTTTGTCTGTACGATAACCTTCCTGATCATACACTAGTACTGCATAACGCTTCTTTGTAATAAAGATGCCGCGGCTGCCAATGATTTCTCTGCCGGCAGCAATGATCTCGCCATTTTTACGCGGACAGTGGAAGTCTTTTTCCATGAATGCTGGAAATGTAGTGTTCACTTCATCTGCAATGGTATCGTATAATGCTACACATTCATCCTTGCCCCAGCGCATTTCGCCACGCTCAACTTGCTCACGGACTACTGGCCAAGCACTAAAATATACAGAGTCAGTGTCACCATATATGATTGTGTCACCCACGTGATCATACTTGCCAGTTAGCAGCTCATTAGTCTTTGCACTCATATGCTTTGCAATACATCTGCCTGTGAGTGTAGTGGACTGTCCAATACGACGGTCAAAGAAACGACAGTATGGATTAAGAATAGCGCCATACAAACTGTTAAGGTTAATCTTCTTAACTAGCTGCCGCTTGTCCCAGAACGCACGTTCCTCGCCAGTTGCTTCACGCATTTTCGCTTGCAGTTCTTTACGTTCAGCATACCAGCGTTCTAGCAGTGCTGGGATTACACCCTTTTTCTCGTATGTAAAGATTGTACCATTGGCAGTAAGTATCCAGGGATTATTACTGTCAAAGATTAAACGCCAAACTTCAGCAGCACTAAGAGTATCCGATCCGCCGGTTTCCCAATCAATAGTAATTTCCGTTCCACGCTCGCCAGCCATTACTGCCTGATACTCTAGCGTACCAAACATGTTTTCCCAACTACCAGCGAATGAAGCACCATCTTCAGCTATACGTCTGCCTAACTCATTGTCTGTCATTATTGGACGTAGTTGGCCCACGATAGTTTCTGGTGCCATGTTAAGAGCACGAATTGCACTAGGATATAGACTGTTTAAGTCAATTGAACCAATCCATTCGTGAATACCTTTTTTAGGATCTGCAACATATGCACCTGCTGCTGTATGCTTTTCACCTGCGTCCTTTTTATTGGGAACAATCAAACCCTGTTCATGTGCTTCGTTAATAATTGCCTGTTCTGTAACAGCAACCGCGCCCATTGTAGTAGGAAGTAAAACAGTGTTAGCGTGAGCAAGCTCGTTACTAAGATCAATAAACTTTAGTTTGGTATCCAGCTTATACAGGAGCATGGTGTCCTGTCTGTTATAGTCAATAAATGTATAAAAGTCCTGGTTGTAAAGCTGGTCTAGCGTACCCTCATAGGCAACTTTGCGCTCACCTAACTCATACTCACCAATAGCATCCAAACTATAACTATGCATTTCATGGTATGTATATTTGCGATACAACTGCATATAGTCTAAGTGCTGTCTGCCAATTAGATCATAAGTAAACTCTTCCTTGCCGAAACGTTCAAAAGTACGCTTTCTAGGATACTGTCCCCATAAACAGAACTTGCGTGTGTCATCCTTACTCAACACACGAGTTATACGATTAACAGTGTAGGGAATATCATATCCCTCTGAGTTCCAACCGCTGAGTATGTCTGCATCTTCTATTAGATCCAGAAATGCCTCCAGCATGTCTGTTTCTCTTTGGAACAGTACTGTATTTTCAAAGTCACGCACAAGATCCTGTGCACTTTCCATACTCAAACTCTTAGGTGGAACAGCAAGAGTGATTAGCTTGTTTTGCCAATCCAAATACATACTGATACTTGTAATAGCATTAAATGGATCATCAGTATTACTGTAACCACGAACAGGATCAAAGTCCACCTCAATATCAAAGAAGCATGTCTGTAGTTTAGGTGCGTCAATGCCTATATAGTGTTCACTTAAACAGCGAAATACTGGATTGATATCGCTTTCCCATAGACCATGTTTGCCATGAATCTTTAGTTCTCTCTGGAACTCCTTACCATTACGTGTACTGAAACGGCTTACAGGGTTTCCGTAGATTGTACGGAACTTACCTCGAGCATCACTGTAATAGAACACGTAGTTAGCAGGGAACTCTCTGTATTCCCTACGCCCTTCCACACGTTCTACAACGTTGATCCTGTCGTGTTCTCTATCAAAATATGCGTCTATGTACATTACTTAAAAAACAATCCTATCACATATATTAGCGTAATTACTACATTGAGAACAACCAAAGATTGCTCTTTCCACAGCCAACCTGCAATGGCCCATAAACTATTTCCTATTATAAATGCAAAAATATAAAAGGGATAGAAATTGAACGCAGCAAGTGTTGCTGCAATCAACAAGCCCGCCGTGCCTAACCAGGCAAGCCATTGATGGGGTTTGCGTACTGTCACTGTAGTTTGCCAACTGTGGCTAGAATGTTTTCCAGTTCTGCTAGGTCTTCACTATGGCGTGCAAAGTCGGCCTTGTATGCTGTTTTAATTGCTTTTTTAAGTACTGCTGGCTTAATCTGCATTTCTTCTGCAATAGCCTTTACTGTGTCATCTAGGCCGCCATTAAGGTCGTCCACTTCCTGCAGGACTGAAAGACCCTCGTTAATTAGTTGTGTTAGTTTAGCTTTTTCTTCTGGATTGAATACGCGATCACCGTTACTCATTGAGTTCTCCTTATGATTCAAGTGTACTATGGGACCGTGCGAATGTCAACCTATACTTATTTTGGGTACAACTTTTGATGAGGAAAGTCATACATCTTTAGGTCTCCACCCGAGTCGGGGTTTAAACCTTTCTGTTCTTTCTGTTTTTTATTGTTCTTTAAGAATTCACCAATCTGAGGCGTTCCAGATTTGCCACGTTCTTTTGCTTTATTAAGTGTATCTTCATTGTCTTTTGTATAAGGAAATCTATATAGGCTGTCCTTGCCCTTTACAATAGCCCATAATGTGATATACGTTTGATCATCTACTTTATCCACTGTATGATATTTGTATACAAACTTTTCAGGTTTGGCATAGTAAGGTTTACCAATAAATCCTAAGTTAGTTACAAAACTTAAATAGATAGCTACAAATACTATTGGAACGATTAAAAACTTCGTTTTTTTGCTTATTGTTAATAGTGGAATAAGACAGACTAGTCCTGCAAAACTCCAGATCATTGCTAGTTGTATCATACTCAGATTAAAGTCAAACATTACCATTCTTTCCGTAAGTTAGTATCACTATAAATTATATGAGTATTGCTATCCTCAACGTCCACTGATTTATCATCAAATATTTCTATTCTATAGACTGGTATCTCTTGCCCAGTTTTAGTTAGCGTAACTGTTTTAGTTGATATTGATACGAATGGATTTACTGATATAAATTCTACAGTAACATCAATAGGGTCTGAAGTTTGTGAACCACCATTGCTAAACCAATGTAAACTTACATAAAAGACTCTAGGGTCCCTTGAACGTATACTTACCGCTTCTCTATTAATCTGTCGTATCTTCTCTTTACCATCCTTATCAATAAACCTATCATTACTAATACCCATATCATCTCTTTCTAGATGGATAAGAGCATGGTCTTTACGTCTAAAACTTATAATGTTATTCTGGTCATCCATTACCCATGTATCTATATCATAAGTACTAGTATCATCCCATGTTACCAATACAATATATTCCGCCTTTGGATCTACACTTGCTTTTTTCGCTACTGGATTTATTAGAATAAAAGCCAGAATAAACATGAATGTAAAACCTACTAACAGGTTAAACAATAAGTCAATAAAGCCGAAGCCAGATTTATATCTTGGTTTGTTCGCCATTGTCCCAGCTATTCTCTAAAATAACCATTTGCAGTTTTGTTAGTATGCTGCAAATCAATCCAATAAGAGTTGTGCTGAGTGCAGTGCTCATTCCCACTGCCATGTCCGCAATAGCTTCCTGGACATTTACAACATTCTTAACATCTAAGCCACTGAAAGTTGTATTAAGCATTAGTAGAAATCCTGCTACAGTGCCAATCATACCTAAAGTAATCATAGCTTCACTACCAAACCATACGTAGTTGCTATAGTTTTGTATTTCCTTACTATTAACCTTACTAATATAGCCAGTTAAGCCAGTAGTCACAATAAAGACAACAATGATTGCTATGCTTATTTTTGTTATATCAGCATACCATAATGCTTCCCACCAACCCAATTTCCAGGCTATGAGTGCACCAAAAAAGGTTATAGTGAGTTGTATCCACCACTTCAGAAATGGAATATTTTGTGTTAGCATTACATTTACTCTCGTACTATACTTTTGATAACCAAGATTTAAATGAATCAAGAGCTACTTGTGGTTTGACATAGGGACTAAGTTTAAGTGATTCCACTTCACTATAAAATTCTTGAGGGTAAAACTTATTATTGTATTCAAATCCATCTTCACGTTCTAGCTTATATACGCTATAATCTGACTTTGTATTATCATCATAGTCATGGTCTAGTGAGCCGAGAGCATAGACTTCGCCGTTCTTTTCAACTTTAGTAACTAGTCTAAAGTCTCTACCAGCGACATATTGAAAATCGCTGTTAGTGCGTTCGAGCATAGTAATTGTATTTCTAATATCTTGTGCGTTCATAACAGTGTATTTATCTAACGCTCTACAATCTCTACAACAAGGTCGGTTGTTCCCTTTAGTATGCGATGATATGTGTTTTTGGGTATAGCAAGAGTATCGCCAGGCTGTAGAATTATGGGTAAATCGTTGTCCATTTGAAAACGCCAACCATTACCCTCTAATATTTCTACATATCTGTCAGTATGATCTCTATGCCAAACAAGTTCACTTTCATTACAGTCTACACTAAAAGTTCGTGTAATTGTATTACTACTGCGAATTTCAGTATATGGTTTCATAACAATGTTCTTTTATGTAAAAAATCAAATAGCGTAAGAGGAGAATCGACAATAGGGTTTTCATTTATACAACTTGGTAAAGATTCATCAGTCACATCAAAATTAGGATTATAATGAAAAGGAAAAGAATACCTATCTGTTTCTGGAATTGTAACACGATGTACTGCTGCTTTGCAAAGACCGTTAGACCAACGATGTAAGAAATCACCTGTAAAAACTAAAATACTATTTTCTTTATAACCTACAGGTTGCCAAGAATTTTCCACTAAAATCTCTAAGCCTGGCACACTTGATAATGGTAAAATAGTAATAAAATCTAAATCACTATGCTCAGCTAACCCATATTGATTTTCTAAGGTTGAATATGGAGGATAATATTTACAGTAGAAAATCCAATAAGGATCAGTGAATAAATTATTGAAATAGTTATATTCTAAGTTTAGTGCTCTTGCATATAGCGGAAGTAGTTTATTTGCAACACTGCTCATTGCATTAATATATGATCTTGTAGCACTTTCAAATCCGTCAACAATATCGTCTTTGGGTAAAAGCATGTAATCATCTATAGTTTTACCAACTGATTCCAACCTTCTATTTTCATACTGCAATAATTTATGATTATTAGAAAAAAAATGATCTGGCACTATTCTAAGGTTTTGCATATGACTATTGCCAGGTATAAATCTTGTGGATCCAGTAGATTCTAAATAACCTATGCATAAATTTTTTTGCTCTGGACTACAACTAAAAAACTCTTTAGCTTTTGATTCAATAGTCTTTATTATTTTAGTATCGATATTATGATTGTTTACAGAAAAAAATCCGTACTCAATCAGTATTTCTCTAAGTAAGTTCGCCTGAGATTCAGCATATACACTATCACTAGAAAAAGATTGTCCGATATCAATCGTCGGGATATTAAACGGCATAGTTCTCCCATCATATAGTTTAAAAAATACTTATAATTAAAAAGTGTTTACCACCACTGGCCGCCTTTGACACCAAGAGCTTTATATCGTGGTGTGCGGCATGCCCAGTAACCTGCTTTCATCTTGTCGTTCTTTTGTTTACACTTGTGACGTGCTACAAATGAACGAACTCTGTCCCTATCGCCACTCTTTACGCTTAGTCCTGATGTATCGCCCCAACTGATCTTCTTAACACGACCAGTCTTTGGATTCTTTACATATACATAGAACTTTTTAGGACCGCCACGTTTGGGTGAATTCAGTTTAACTTTGCGTCCTTGATACTCTGCTTCGTCAAGCTCTACTTCTTCGTCTAGTCCACGTTTTTTCTTATTGACATAATAGTTACTACCTTTGCCATATCCATGACGCCATGCCATTGAGCGTAGGTCATCATCGCTCTTGTCTTTGTATCTTTCAGCAAAATCTTCGTCACTCATTTCAGCATTGCGTTGTTTGCTTTTTATAACACTGGCTGGCATTCCTTCAGCAAGGTCTTCTATAGGAACATCAAGAGGAACACGCTCGCCCTCTACCATAATACATTCACCGATGTCTGTATCAAGTAACTCCTGATCCTGCCAATCTAGGTCAAGACTTTCACGCATCTTACGCACACGAGTATAAAACTCTGTAAATGCTTCACTACCAGGACGGAACATGCATTCACTAAAAGGAATGCCACGAGCAATATGTTCCTTAATTGCTTCTTCAACTGGATTTCTTTTTAGATCACTTGCTTTCATTTTGTTCTCACATTCTTGGCTTTACCGCGTCTGTTCTTTTTGGGATCTTCTCTACGCTTTCTACTTGCTGCTGTAGCACGTTTCTTTTTGCCTAGTGCATGTGCTTTACTTTGTGGTAAACACTTGGGCTTGCCTTCACTGTCACTATCCCTAGCACAGTCGCCACGAATTTTACCATCAGGACCGAAACGAACCCATTTGTCCTTAAACCACTTGCGTAGATCTTCGTTGGTTGTAAACTCGTGGACCCGCATTACTTTTTACTCTTATTGCCCCAGTTAGCTGCGCCAACCTTGCGACACTTTACAAGTGCACCGCTAGCATATGCGCTTGGCCAAACTTTGTAACGTGATTTTACTTTATGATAGCAGGCATCCTTTTCGCCAGCTGCTTCATCAAACTCAGCCTCAGTAATTGCTTTTGAAATAAATTCTGAGGAACGCATAATAATTAGTCATCTTCCCTTGGTGGGTTGCTATACATGTGTGCTTCTTCTAGAGCTTCCATAGCTTCAATTAGTTTTTGATGTGCATCTGCAATCCATGCAGCGTCACCGCCTTCACGGTCTACCATTTTACTAAGCACTGCACCTTCTGCTGTAACTTTCATAAGACGGCCCATCATATTAAACATCTTTTGAAAACTATCATCGATTGCTGTTGCAGAACTTGTGGCTTCTTTAACTGCGCTATCAACTGTGGTTAGATCATTACCCTGTGCTACTTCACTCTTCATAAAGTCACGATATCGACTAGCAATATCACCTAGCACATCTTCGTTAGCTTTGTCTTCAGCTACAGATTCCTTCTTGGCTTTCTTGTCAGCGGCAGCCTTCTTCATGGATTCTTCTTTATCGCCATCGCCATCTAAATCAATATAGTCTGGCTTTGCTGCTTCTTCAAGTTCATTAAACACCTTGAGAATACTGGCTGTCTCACGAGTGCCTACTACTGCTTCTTCAACTGGCTTGTATACTTCTTCACCGGTTACTGATACTTGATCTTCATCAGCACTAATAGCATTGAGCTTTTTTACTAGGTCTGCGAATGAATTGCTCATCTCTTACTCCAATCTGAATACTTTGTTTTGAGTTTGCGGGTCTCTTGAACTGGCTCTGCAGACTCAAGTGCATCTAATGCATCTGCTGGCATCGCTTCCTGATTGTCAGAATTCATTCCGCTCATCTCATACTCTAGATGATGCTTAACACTGCCAATGTAATCTGCTGCCTTGGTAATCTTAGCTTGTACCCAACCCTCTAAGCCCTGTTCCTCGCTTACGTTTCGTAGCATGTCATGAAGCTCAATAGCATATTTTCCTATCCTATATAGATCTGCACGGGCCATTTGCACTTCATGATCTGTCTCACAACGATCAGCCATGTCACCTAGGTGACCTTCTGCAATCTGTTGTAGTTTTTTATAAGTATTTGCTATGTCGTTACTCATGATATCTTCCTAAATAAAATAATATAGTATTTATACTATAATGTGGCCAGTGGCTTTTTTGAATTACGTTTAATTACTTCGCCACCAAATAAACTTACATCACCATCTAATGCATTATCTGTAGGTTTTTGCATCTTTGGTTTTTTCTTACTGCGAGCAACTGCTGGATTCACTACTACAGCAACATTTCCGCTTGTGGTAGCACCAGCACTTGCTGTTTCTTTAATAAATTCATTCGCTCTCATTGGTCAATCTCACATTGTCGTATGTAAATGTAACACCTGGTGTAACGCTCTCAACTTGTATATCTGCTGTTTCACTATCAATAAATCCTGTAAAGTTATAGTGACTGAACTGGTTATTGGGTATAACGAAGTCACGTTCAGTCATTAGTTCACCATTTACAAATACTCTGTACGCTGGTGTATTTGTGTAATCACTACATTTAATATCAAAGTTCAATTTCATTTGCTGTCTCTCATGTTAAAAGCAAAACTTACCTGACGTGCTAGTTGTACTCCGCGGGCACGTTCGTCCTTGCGTGAGCTCTTTTTCATTTTGTTTGCCTTAGCACGTAATTGTTTTAGTTCTGTTCTGCTTAGTTCTTCTCCTGCTCCTTTACCTAGATACTGCGCTGCCTTGCGTTTTAAACTGCCCGGGCGACTACCTGGTTTAGGTTTCCCTGTAAAATCCTCAACAAGTTGTTCAAGTTCTTTAATACATAGTTTAAGTTGTTCATCATACACTTTCTCCTCTGTTAAATTAAGTTGTGGATTTATTAGGGTCTTCATCTTAGTTCTCCCTATTGATGATTACTTTATATTTGTGGTGTTTCTAAGTCATTCGCATAATTTTCTAGATAAGCCACGTAGTTTACCATGCTGTGATCTGAGAAGTTATCAATCTGTCCCTTCTTAATACCAAACCACATGCCCCGGAATCTGTCCTTTGTCCTTTGCCATCCTGTTGGAGCACGTACATTACCCCAAGTGTTCAAATAGTGTTCCTCGCCATGGTGTACGTAAAACATGATTGCTAGTGGCACACGAGTAACAATATCGTTATTGTTCACCCAACGATGGTGTGTAACTTTTAAACTGTTAACATATTTACGCCATCCAACTCTTGGGCTTCCATATGTATATAGCTCTTCTACAACTGGGATACCTTCGTACAAGTGACAGCGGCTAGCCATAATAGTTGCCATTGCTGCACCCAAACTGTGTCCGCAGAACCATAGTTTTTGTTTTGCTTTTTTAATGTCTTCTAGTATCATAGGCCAAAGTTCATCTACTTCAACCTTAAAACCTTTGTGCACTCTACTTACTGTTTCAGCTATAACTGGTAGTGCACGTAGATCTGCTTTGATGTCATTGAATTCAGTAGGCTGTGTACCTCTGCATGCAATAACACAATCGTCTTTGTTTTGGAAACGATAGGCTTGTGCACCATTCCTATCATAAAATTTTGTTGTTGTGAATCCTAAGACTTTGGCTGCTGCTCGTGCACCCTTTTCATCTAAGTATGCAATCTTTGCTAATTGTGCAAAAAGCAAACTGCGCTCTTTGAATTCCATAGTGGTAATTGACATGTCATTCCTCCCCGCCTGCTCCTACCATTTTGACTTTTTTCTTGCTCTTCCTAACTTTAAGTGGACGGTGTGGCGCAATAACTACTGTCATACCACTGCTCAATGGTATGCCGATGCTGCCTTTTTCATTTAACTGTCCTTCTGTTAGTCCAAGATTGAATAGTGTATTGGGATCTGAATTCTTTCTTGCTTTAGCGTGTAGCTCTTTGGGCTTACCACTACCCAAACCTAGCTTCTTAACGTTTGCATACTCGCTACCAATTGGTGCGTCTTTGGTTGCGTTTTGTTTAGTAATACGCCCAACACCTGCTTCGTTTATGGATTCGTCTTTTACTTTCCACTTGTCTACTAGATAGTTTACTAGATCTTTGTGTGTAAGCATACGATTTTGTCGCATGAACTTTAGAATCTTAACCGCATCTTCTCGGTCTAAATTGCCAGGCTTTCTAGCATTGCTAAGTTCATTTCCTAGTCCGTGGTCATCGCCATCGTTATGATAATAGCGGAAACCTCTTACCAAGTCTTTGGCTTTTTTACCTAGATCAGCGTCAGTTTTGCCAAATATAACTTCGAGCCAGGGTAATAACCAGCGTGATCCGCTACCACCTGTACGAAACGTTTCTGGGCCACTTAGTTCACTTTTCATTTGCGCTACACTGACTGCTTTGGCAGTATTTTGTAGTCTCCACGCAGATTCATCTTTATACAAGTAAGTTGGTATACCCAGTGTTTTTGCTCGTATTAGAAACTGTCTGGTCTTAGCACTAGCAAATGGATTTTGTTCTTTTAATAAAACATGTATACTTGTAACAGGGTCTATGGGCATAGTAGGATCTTTGCTGAATATACGATCCTCTGCTTCTTTGTTACGTCCAGCAATAGAGAACCCAGCCCAATAGTCCACTGGTTTAACTGGATAACGATCACTAAACCAGCGCCCATTCAGTACAAACATTACTGCTGAATCACCAACTCTGCTGTGGTATTCGCCACCTTTGCTGCGGGCAGTGCTTAGAAAAAAGTTATGACCTTTGGGATTGATATCCTGTTCAACGCTACCTGCTACGCTGCTTAACTGAAACTCACCGGATTTTAAAATGTTCAATGCTGGGCCAATTGTGGTATAGTGATAGACTATATCAGTGGCACGTTCATTTAGTTGAGATTCGCCTACATGCTTGAAGTATTCAATCTGTCTTAGACGTTCTTTAGCCTGTTTTTTACTTGGATAAGTGCCCATGCGCTTACCCTTTTTACTGTAAACAGTATACTGACTACCAGTCTTACGTATTGTTTCTGCTACTTCGCTTTCACTGTGGATCTCGGGCTGATCTTTTGTGCCACCGATTACTTTCCACTTTATACCCAAGCGTGATAGATCCTTGGTTAGTTTATCTAACATCTCCTCACTGGGAGGAACAATAACCATATCAGTTTCGCTTTGTCCATATTCATGTGGATCTTCTTGTCCTAGATTTGGATAGTGTTGACCAATCTTATACCAGTCAAGCTCACCGGGAGTGTCTATTACCACAGCTCTTTGTGGCATAGTCAACAAGTCTTTTTGGTAGCCTTTGGGATCTGGCTCTACATAAGGTCCTTCAATATCTTCTATTCTATCATAATAGTCAGGAATTTCTGCTACATGATCCATTGCTATCTCTAAGGCTACATCAAAGTTTTTAGTATGTTCTGATTCTTTGGCAAGACCCTTTTTTAGTTGATCAACAACCTGTTGCAGTGATATATTATGTTTTTTAGCAATTTCAGGAATACTTGGTGTATATACGCTGGAAAGATCAGAGGACGTTGCATCTTCGTTTACGCCTTTGTTCTTTTTGCGGCCAGCACAGTGAGCACGTTGGCTAAATCCTTTTGGATTGTTACAGTTTATGCTACGCTTATACTTTTCGCTCCAGGCTTCAACTACTACACCAAAGGCTTTCTTAACGTCCTCTGTAATGGGTTTAACTTCATCTAAACTTTTTAGCATTGTAGCAACTTCAATGATACGTGCAAGACTCTCCATCATACCCAATCCATTACGAACATCTCTATACATTGCCTGAGCAAGTTTGGGATCGGGTGTACCACTCTTAAACGATTCAAAGTCGCCACTTGCTGCGGCGGCTCTCATTTTACTAGCACTCATACCTTCAGCACCTTCTGCATCAGGATCTCTGGCGCCAGCACTGACAACCTTTATATTGTCAAAGTTATATGCTACATTGCCTTCTTTATCAGGCTGACCATTGTATGTTGAAAGTAGTTTTTGGAAGTCGTCCACACGGTCGCTACCAGCAACATATATTAGGTTGCTGTAGCCCATGTCTGAAATTTTACTAAACGCTTGAATAGCAGTGCGTACTTCAGGATCACCCACAGTTACATTAGGGAAGAATGCCTTGGCATATCCTGCTTTTTGTTCAAAACTTAGGGGATCTGTCTTGGGTTTTTGACTATGACTTAGAAAGATATACGGATCACCAGGCAAACTAGCTATTTTATCAGCTAATTTTGCATGACCGATAGTAGGAGGATTCATCCTACCAAAAGCTATTACTGCTGTTTTACCTTCTGCCTCATAGATTTTCATACAGTATTTATAGATTTTCGAGTAGCCATAAGTAAACAGGAATAAACATAGGTAAGCGCCATACGCCTTTATTTCCAAAGTTAATACACTCTGTTTGAATCTTATTGTCTACCCATATCTCTGATTCATCTACGTAGAATGTAGATTTAGTATAAAAACTGTGTTCTAGTTGTATTTCATCAATAGCTATTTGAACTATACTTAGTTCTCCAACATTAATTGGTATTCCTGTACTTTTGTCTACAATTAGTTTATCAGTAGGATTACCTTCAAAATCAATGAAAAGGTCAAAATCGCCCTCTTCAATATCGGCATTGAACTTAACTAATTTATCGCCTTCAATTTTTCCCTGCCAATAGACATTTTCAACAAATGGATCATGTGTAATGATTCCAATCTTTACATCAGGGTATCCATCTGGACCTGCTCCACATTTTAAATTCAATAAAAATTCAATATTTTCCATATAGATCCTCTAATAATGCAGTATCACCGGGGAAACGCCAGTAACCGGTGTGTGTCAAGTTAATAGTTTTATCTAACCAAATTTTAAATCCAGCACGTCTTACACTATGGCAAAAACTGTAATCTTCTGTAAGATATTGTCCGCCTTCTACTGTACAATTAAAAAAGTCGTATTGGTTAGCATTTGTTTCCGCATCTAAACCAATATCGTCATGGTATTTAGCTGCACCTTCTTCAATAAGCCGTTCAAATACATTACGCCTAATAAGCATAAAGCCTGTACCTGCACTGTCTACTTCTACTAGATCGCCGTCATGCTCTCCATCTTTAGTAACGTTTACCACATACTTCGCAGGCATTGTCTTTTGAGGATAAGCGCCTACTACAATATCTTTTTGAAGACTCACTAGTTTTACAACGTCAACAGGGTTCCAACCGATATCAGCATCCACAAACATTAGGTGTGTGCAATCACCTTTGAGAAACTTTGCTGCACAACTGTTACGTCCTCTGTTGATATTACTTTCATTGCTTAGTGTGTCAACTGTAAACGCAAGATTGTGTTGCATCGCCATTATAGTCCACTGCAAATAACTTTGAAAACAGACTTCGTTGATCTGTCCCCCGTAGCATGGTGTTGCAAAGTGTATTGAGGTCATTAGTATTCCAACTGTGCTAATAGGTTTTTTATTCTACTGACTTTTGGTCTTAGAAAGTGTTGCTGATTATGCATTAAAGCTTTTGCCATTAGATGCTGTAAATTAATATGTTCCTGATCGTTTCTTTGATCTAAACTGTAGCTAGCTTCAATTACTGCATGCATTCTATCAATGTCATCAGTAATATTGTCATATTTTTCATCTAGTACCTGATCAAAAGTTTGATACCCCAAATGTTTGAGTAATTTAAGAGTATCCGGTGGGCCAAGTATAATAAATGGTTGTAAGTTAAGTATAGGCTTAAATGTCTTTTCTGTCAAGAAAACAGTTTTCTGATTGAAGTGTGTTTCCACTACAATGTTCCAATAACTTTCGTTAAAGAACCTCCTATTTATTAACTTATGATTGTTATGGTCGGAATCTAATAAGTCATCACACTTATATGGTAGATGTAATTCAAAACTAGATATCACCTGTAACAGCTCATCATCAAGTCTAGACCAATATTTAATATCATCCTCTTCAATGAATGGAGTTTCGTAATTATAATTATTATAGCTAAACTGACTATGATTATTAAGGCCTAGGCGCACAAAGTAACTTGCAAAGATCTTTCGCCATATTTTGTCAGCTCTTATTAGGCAAGTACTCTTATAGTGTCTAGGGCTAAAATTAATTTCTTTCACCCAGTCACTGTCTTTTTTCATCAGGTTTATATATCTATAGTATAATTCATCATCAGGAAAATAAAAGAAATTTCTTTCGTCAGAAGATAACCAATTTGCAGAAACTACTATAATATTATTATTATCAATATTATGCAGACTGGCTAGTCTATTAATATGGTCTTTAATTTCAATATTAACATCGTCGCCTTCACTGTAATAAAATAATATTTTGAAATCACCACGCTGTAGTTTAGCAAGACTGTCTGGTGACATATAGCTGAAGTAGTCTAACGTACTATCCCAGAAATTTAAATTGACTGGATAATATGCTGGCGCTTGCCAGATATCAGACACAAGGCTAAGTTTATATTCAACTTTATCAAAAGAACAATATTTTAAGAATCTGAATTCATAACTATAAGGTGGTTGAACACACAGGTCCCACCATTCTTTACTGTTCGGAACAATATCTGTCCTAGAAATCAGATTGGGTATGACCCCCCACTGATTTTTACGATCAAACAACCATGTAATCATTAGCTACTTATTGGTTGCCGCTGACCTCTAGTTCAAAATCCTGGAAAAATTTAGATATACTTTCGAAAATCTTTTCAGCATCAGTATCACTAATGTCAGTGGTTGCGGGGAACTCCATAGTATGACCCTGCTCGGTTTCATAAACTACTGCTTCTACTAAATTTGAATCTTCACTTAATACCATATAATCAGCTATACTTTCAGTTACAATTAAACTGACTAAACGTTCATCACGTTCATTAAGTT